AGCCACCGAAATATATATAGCAATAATTCGAACTTCCCTTATTTATTCTAATTCCTACGTTGTCATTATTCGCAAGTGATGTTGACTGTGCAGGGTTTACAATCAGTTTACCTACTGAGGTGTAACCTGTGCCCATCATTGATGGATTGGCCAGCTGTAATCTGCCGTCTTTAAAATAGTATACAGGGTGGTGACTAACTAATTCAATAGTACTTGTAGAATATGCTTGTCCTAAGTAAATATATAAATAACCGTCTTCAGTTGTAGGTAATGTTTGTGACCAAGGATTTACTGCTGTTGCAAGTTTACATAATCTACCTGTTGTTGGTTGACAAACTAAGTATACAGCTTTATATGCTGTCAAAGTAGTTCCACAATTTACCGAATATGCTAAACTATGTTGACGCTGCAAATAAAGAACGCTTGCTGCAATATTACCGCTTGCGCTAGTAGTCGCCGTGGAATCGTAATAATAAATGGGTCCGTAGGCATCAAATTCTTGCGTCAGCATCGTTTTTGATGTACCTGTCGAATTATTCGTACTTGTTAATGGTGTCAAATAAATTTCATCAACAGTAAACAAAAGTTGATAACGATAAATTGCCGATTTAGCTTTGTAGCCTATTTGTGTTTTTCTTAATTGATAAATATTAGTGCTATCATAATCAGCCCAGACAAAATAACCTGTACCTGATATAGTTGTATACGTCAATAATACAACACTATTTACTGGTAAATGAGTTGTCAATGCGCTTGTATTTCTTCTTACAGTTACCGCGCCTAGACTATTTATATTAAGTGTTGTAGCTGAAGCACCAGCAATACCGATTTTATAGGCTATAACTAAGCCATCGTAGTACTCTGTAATACTAGAATCCGTACCTGTCCACGTTCCTGCTGTACCTGAGGTATTTCCCTCGATGTAGTGAACTTTACCTGTGGATAGTTCATCAAAATTATTATTGATTGTATCGTATGCAGTTCCCTTTTTATCACCTAGATTTATTTTATCCATAGATCACTCCAAATTAGAATTGAATGTACGTGAGATAACCTGTGCTAATATCTATATCAGAGGTAATAACAACTGAGAACCCTGAAAGATTCTGATACTGTATGTCTACGTCTAGCATATTACCAGAGCCGTCAAAAACTTGAAATGCACAGGCCCTAAAATTGCCAATCGAATAGGAGTATACATATCTACTATTACTCGTAGTCGATGTCATGCTAGATATTGATACGCTTTTCAACAATGGAAGCTGTATTAGGTATTCAGAACTACCATCATAGTGAATAATCGATGTACCTGAACCACTATCTGAGTATTCAATAGATAAACTATTTGCAACCTTGTCCGCTGTTCCAGCTTTACCTACTTTCGTGGTGCCGCTTGTAATGTTTGTAATTGCAGTAGCATTAGTTGATGCAGAACTTACTGCAGAATTTGCTGTAGATTGCGCAGTAGCTGCATTAGATTTTGCAGTATCTGCTGTACTCTTAACCTCGTTAATAGCATCAACAACAGTAGTTGCAGTCGTTTTTAAACTACTATCAGTTGTAGTCTGATAACCACTTAAATCAACTTTTTGAGTCTCAAGTTCGCTAATCTCGTAGTAACCGTATGTTCCTGTGTTAGTAGTTAATACTGCACTAATCCAATAATCAGGTACACCAGTAGCCGTGATAAATAAGTTATCACCGACTCTATAATCTGTTTTGTCAGCCTTCTTCAAAGCTGTAGTCATAGCTGTCACAGTAGCAAATACATATGCTCGCGAACGTCCCTCTGCTAGTGTGTACGCCTCATTTGCTCTACTATAAGCGTTGTCTACCGTACCTTCAATATTATCTTTGTAGTTATCAAATTCATTGGTTGTGATTACTTGCCAGTCTGCGGACTGATAATCAGTAGATGTCGGATCGCCACCAACATAAAGTTTGCCGTCTTGCATATAAACAGCAGCATTTGAATAAGTTTGTGGGTTAGCTGCTTGCGAAGTAGCACCTATCAAAAATAACTTAGCTGTATTATTTGTTGAACCTGCAGTGTTTTTCGTATTTGTTGAAGTAATGGTAATATTACCAGAAGAATCGCTTGATACTGATGTTGCATCACTACCTTTTATATAATATTCATTTCGTTTAGTAGCAGTACCCGCCACAGTTTCATACAACTTGATATATGTATTTCCATTTGTAGTAGTAGCATTGGAGTTAGTAGATGTAGCTCCAATGTATAAATTAGCTGTGTAATGCGTATCAGTGTTGGTATTTTGCCAAGGAACATTGACGACTAACTGATTAGAACTATTTTTTTGGACCGCATATGTTCTAGATGATGTAGTAGTAACTGCTGCTGCACTGGTTGTCTGAACAGTATCACTACCAAGTTTAGCCACACCTAATTTTGAACTTGTCATAATAGGTATATCTGCAACTTTACTCGCTACAATCGAAGAACCATTGATTTGTACATCATCCACTTTACCTGCATTCGACACTGCTTCACTCAAATCAGATATATCTGTATAAAGTTCTGTAAAATTTGCATTTTGTATGTCAACATTTGATGCCTTAGTGTTGCCAAGTTGAACTTTTTGTTGCGCCATTATTTTTCACCTCTTATAATAATTTTTACATTTATTGCCTTATCGAGTATAATCTCGATTGAACCACTTTTGTAAATCCTGTATGAAAAATCTATATTTTCCATATATTCATCTTCTTCTAATGATAATGCGTTTATATCGGTTATCATATTAACATTATGCTCGTATATTGGTATTCTATAAGTATTATTTTCATTAAAATCACTCGCGCTTATTTCTTTTAAAAATGTTATTGCGTCGCTATCCTTACCAGGTGGTCCTTGCTCGCCTTGCCTACCTTGCGGTCCACGTACCAGAACCTCGGGCTTAACTGTTGTAGTAACGTCCGCTATACTAGATGCTACTGTTGTAACAAGTTTATCCATATCATACCTCACACATTATTAGTAGCTTCCACCACAAATAATTTCGGCCCTAGTAATTTACGTTTTAAAGAAATATATCCTAACGGGAATGTTGTAAGTGTATCTTTTTGAAGGTCCTCTGTAGTCAATGTATCAGCTGGTGTCCCCATATATAATATAATGTCATATGTATAATTCTGAATTGCAAATTTGTATGTATCATAGTAATCAAGTTTTACATGTACTTCAAATGTATATGGCATAATAGCCGCACTATCACTATCTTCACTGCTATGACCTAAATGCTGATAAACATCTACACCGTCAATCTTGGAATGATAAACTAGAATATCACCATTTTCTACATCAGCTTTAGCTCTGTCTAATGTTAAAATATCTGTTCCAAGCTCAACAATTTTCTGACTCGTAAATTTATTATAACCACCGCTAGAATAATCAAGATAATCATTATAATCAGGTATAACTTTTTGCAAATTGACATACTTTTCTAATACAATTGTATTATATACACCCGATTTTATTGTAAATGCTAGAAATGCTGATGTACCATTATTTGGTGGTAATATGTACGGTGAACCATCACTATTATATACCGCAAATGATACTGGAACATATTCACCTGCAGCTGCATAAATATCATTATTGCGTACTTTCATTGTCTTGCTCCATCGAAGTTCTCATTTGTGGTGTCATCGGATTTGCTGCTTCTGGCTCAGTCAAACCAGCTTTACCAGTTTTAAGTTCAACATTTGACCCATTTGAAATGCCGGCCTGACCAGTTTGGTTCTGAGTATTTGTGCCAGTTTTTGCTTGAGCCATCAATTGTGCAACATACTGTAATATATCAGGATGCTGTAACAAGAATTCTTTCATAGCCGGATCGAGATCAGAATTACGCTCAATGATACTGCTATAAATAGACGCCGCAAACGGGAATTGTAACTGTTTCATTATTGACCAATAAAGCTTGATAACAACCGGATCGGCAACGTTACCTAATGTACCACTTAAGAATTGTTGGGTTATTGTTTCCCACATCTCAGTTTTATTGCTAATTAGTGTAGCGTTGTCGGCTTCAATAATGAAATTATCGTCCCAATAAATTTCATTATTCTTGGGATTACGCTTCAAAAACATATATCTGTTGAATGTTAATTGAAGTACATCACCGTTAGTATCTTGCTTTATATAGTACTGTGTTTCGTCTGCATAAGCTAGCAAAAATTTAAAGACCTTTCTATAAATTTCGCCGTATGCATGAACTTTCATTCTTTGCTTACTTTCTAACCTACCAGCTGACTGTGCAGCAGCGAGTTGTTTTGCTTTACCAGATGTAGCCGAAGTATCTTTTTTACCTTGGAAACTTTCTGTAACACCGAGTGTCGACCGTCCATATTGATACATTCTAGTTGCAAGAATGTCATCCTGCTGCATGTTCGCTTGAATAGTTTGAACTGAGAACGAATCAATCAATCTCGGATCGCTTATTGGCACAAGTTTCAAAGTAGAGTCATCTGCAGGAATCTTAGTACCTTCAGGATATGTTACAAACGAACCAGCTTTCAGTATATTCTCTTCTTCCTTAGTAGTCAAGCGATTCAATGTATCTTGATTCTGTTCTACTAAGTCAATATCTGACATACCATAAATATCTTCATCGGAACTCACATTGAGTCTCATTACTACTGGCAGTTCACGAATATGATAAAATGGAATTTTGTCGCCTCTACTTATAATTTTTTCATATCCTATATATGGATCGTCAGGCTGACCATTTGCTCGTAGCTGAGCACGCATTTGAGCATTTTTATCAACGTCACCAACATAAATGTCATCAGTAGCTGTTTCTTCATTTAAAATATTCCACTTTATCTTTTTACTACCACACAGAGGACACGGATTATCTAAATTGAGTATGGGTTCGCCGCAATCCTTGCACACTGCAACTCTACGTAATTCAAAGTAATTATCTTCAGATATTAAAATCTGACTATTTTTAGCAAATATCGTTCTGCCTAAATCACCATCTTCATTTAGATAATAGCAAGTAACTATATTCGCAACATCTTGGCCTTCAACATCTGGCGGTACATCTACACCGTACAGACGCTTAATCGAGCTACAAGTGGCAGTACTAACCAAGAATATGTATTCAGAATCATCGAAGTTTGTTATTCCTGGCTGAACATATACACTGCCGGCGGAATAGTCACTAATTTTTACATAGCCATAACCAGAGTTACTTGTTCTAGAATTATCCCATTCGATGAGGTAGAAATGATAGCCATTCTTGAGTGTACCGCGCTCAGCTCTATCATTTACCGCGATACCTTTCTGATACCGCATAATGTATGATAAATAATTAGATAGAGCAATAGCTCGCTGTGAATCTTCAGCGAGCATTGGGGTAATGACCGGTTCGGGAATCTGGTTACTAACCTGAGCTTCAATCAATTCATAAACCATATTCTGGTGGCATTCTGCTTGAACTTCTTTACCTGTCCGTTTATTTACAATCTTGCCATCACCATTGTATAACGAATTACGCCGTGGTATTTTAGCAATGAGCGCATCTGCTGCACTTTTGGAGTTGGCATACTTTATCAATACTTCGTCAAATTTCATTGTTTTTATTGTGTTCCTCTTTTCTATGTTGACGCATTATTTTCTTTTTATGATAAGTGTCACAAACTTCCTGTATCGTCCGTATTGTAACAAATATTCCGATTGCTATTACCATAACAGTTGCAATCACTATTACGGCTACAAAAGCTTGCGCACTTGTCATATTAAACTCCCATCAAATCATATGGATTGTGTATCTGATGTGGCGGTTCACCCCACAACTCAATTAACATTATTTTATCAGCAGGCGATGCTGAATTGTAGTCTTCTATCATGTCATCTGACCAAACTGTCTGTTTACCAATTATTATCTCGGGCTTGGATTCATGTGCAGCAAGCATTGTCATTCTGTTCAGTGCTTGTGATGTTGCATCGACATCATCGTCGTGTCTACCATTGGGAAACTCTTTCAATGATTTTGACCAATCTGCAAACCATGAAGACTGCTTATCCATATAGACGTGCCCCGAGTGAAATAACCATGTTACAGCCATAGCTCTAGAATATTTACCACCTTCGGGTTGTACGTCAATTACATTTTTAACGCCCGCTGTTCTTAACATCTGAATAGCAGCAACACCATTAGCTGCGGCTTCAATATATCTATAATTTATGCGGTATGAATTATTGAGCTGTTTTATTCTCTCGAGCAATTGTGGGAATGTGTAGTGTCCTTTCTCAGCATATAACAAAAAGTAGTCATCTTCCAATTTAGCCCATATCTGAAGTGCATTGAAATCATTTTTTTCACCGTCTTTTAATGCGGCGTCTACTGAGAGCGCTACGCACGGCCATACCACTGTTTTACCGTCAGTTCTAACTAAGCCTTTGGGCGTTATTGTACCGAACTCGCATGTTCTGAACATTTTATCTGTAAACAAGTTACCTTCAGCAATGACGGGATTACCTTGATAGTTATTTTCCCATGTTAGCATGGAACCTTTACGAATGTAAGCTTGCTTGAATTTCTGTACCCAGAGTCTATCTTTACCAATCTCTGGGCACGGACCATCACCAAGTTGCCTACCTAGCGGGTCATGTTCCGGATCGACGCACTCACACGGTATATTCAATATCTCAATGGCTTGCGGGTCTTCTAAACTCTTAATGACTTCAAAAATATCGCGCATATTCCAGCGCGTTTGCATGACAATTACTTTTCCGCCAACCTTGATACGCGATCTGACTACTGATAACCAGTTATCCTCAAGTGTATCATTGAATGTTTCAGAGTTAGCTTCTGTGCTGTCGTGGCACGTATCGTCAATAATGAGAACATCTGCCGGGTTACCGTTGACAGTGCTCATAGTTGCCGACATGCAAGTACTTTTGATATTCTTTTTACCGTCGAATACTACTTCGAACTCATCATTGGTCCACTTATTACCAATTTCAACACCGGGCCACATACTGAGATTCCACTCAATCTTGCGCTTATTCTCAGCAGAAGCTTTTGTAGCAAAGGCTGCAGAATAGGAAATAATAATGTCATTATGACCTGGATGCCGTAGCATGTCCCATGCAGGTATGGACTGTGCACCCCATGTAGTCTTACCTGTCTGGAACGGCAGAGATATTAACAAAAATTCTGTACCATCTGTTCTACCAGGTCTTTCAAGGAAATCCTGAATTTTGGTAGCTAGCAATTCATGTAACTTGGTGGGTTTCAAGTCTGGGCGGCAGTGCAATACATATTTATAATATGATTTTATTGTGTCACGCCGTTTGGAGTCTGCAAGGATTGCTTCGTATTGCGCTCGTGTCAGTATGATTTCGGGCGGTTCAGAAATAGTTTCTATTTGAGGTGTCTCTGTTGGTGTTATATCAGGCTCTTCTGGCTCATCAAAGATATTTACATAGGATTTACTCATCTTCTACCTTCGCGTGAGCAAGTAAATATTTCACTTGACTGTCCGACAATTGAGCAATGTTTGTTGATTTTTGTTCTACTTTGTCTGCAGGTTTACCACCAGAAGTATCTCTAATAAATGTTGCAGCTTTCGAGTCACCTTCTTCGACAGCTTTAGCTGCTTGACTCATTAAAATCAAGTCTGTCAAGGATAAACTGTCAATTTGTACTTGCTCAATTAGTTTGGGAAACAATGCTGACTTAGCAATGAATGATTCTTCGTCAGCTTCCAATTGCAAATTATCAAGCGATTTTTTGGGTACTGCCAAAGAGGCAATAAGACGACCAGATTCTTCCCAATTATTGGTGAAGATATTACTTTGACGATTTTGCTGGAGTGCTTTAGCTGTTTGTCTATTTATATCGTTGTAGTCCATATTACCTCCTTAGCAAAGAATCAATATGTAAACAGTAAATACTGGTATTTCTTAGGTGAGGCGCGTGGAGGAACAAATCGATAGGTGGGAAGTTTGTTATGATGCAAAAATCAATTACGCGTTTATACGCCGCGCCTCATATAATATAATGCAATAAACGTAGTCCGATAATGCAAAAAATTTACAAAATTATTACAAATAGACTTCAGATATTGACTGGGTAGGGTGTACTTTTATTTATTGATACTTTGACGAGTGGTACATAGCGCTTTGACTAGTGATACATAGCGCTTTGATGTGTAGAATCTTGCAACGTCGTCCATACAGTCATATATAGGAGGATAGGTGAACGTTCGAGAGCCGGGTACTGTTTTTCGTATTTATAATATAGTATAAATAAATTGAATATATAAAATATATAAAATATATATTTAATTTGTTTAAATAAAATATTTTAATAGTCGGATTTAGTCAGATTCGGCGGAGGAGTTTTCTATGGCTATCAACAAACAACTTAATAATCAAGGCAGATTCGTAATCGAAGTAACGGACTTGAAACACGCTACTGTAACGGACTCGACGAACGGCAAAGTCTACGACTGCGAAGTATCCGTACACGTCCGGAAGGATTTCTACGAACAGTACGTCGATACGACGAAAGTCGACGGATGTACCAACAAAGGTCGTTACACGGTCAAGCGGAAACTTCATCCGACTTTCAACGAAACGACGAAACGGTACGAACTTCGCAAGGATGACGTACATGTCGTGGAACATTCGGATTTGACCGGTAAAACGAGTCTTGGTTCGATATTCGATCTAATCTAACAAAATTCGAAACGATAGCCGTCAGAAATGACGGCTATCGTCTACCGAGAATGGCCGCTCGGTACTGAAGATGATAGGCCAAAGGAGATTTTATGATTACTACAAACTTAGTGAATGCAGCATTCGAACTTCTTGACGCTTGTGCGTGCAATCGCGACACCGATTATTTTATCGGTCAACTCAAATTCTACGTCGATTGTTACTCGGATGTGATAAGTAACAGCCCGGAAAGGCCGCTCTTCTCACCGACAAGCCTTCTTGCAACAGCAGATTTTAATCTTGCAATCTGTACTTTGAATGCAATATCGACTCTGTTGAAACTAACCGAGGAAGATTTGTCAGATCTGAAAGGTGACTTCATTGCCAGTCGACAGTTACAGTAACAACTGGTCCTGAGCATGACGATAAACTGCTCAAATAAATTCAAACGAGGTATAAATTATGTTATGTTTCCAATTGTTCGATAAGAACACCAACCAAGCTGTTAGCCTCAACCAGGTTGACGAAGAAATTTGTGCACTGCTCGGTGAACCAGTAGACACAAAAGCTTATTGCCCAATCTTTAAATGGGAAGACAAAGTTTCATTCGGAACGATACAACGCGCGATTAGTTGGTATGACACAATAGGTTTGGCACTTGCCACTGGTAAGTCATACGATGAATGCAGAGAATTGAGTGACAACGAAAATGTACGCAAGATACTTGATTACCTTGAAAGCAAATATACACCAACAGCATTCTACCAACCTAAATGAGGTGCAGTATGGACCAGTATGAATCAATTAAACAATTTATCAAATACATTGATGATTGTGCAGATGATTATGTACGATACTACGGTAAACAATTCAAACTCGGTTTCAACGAAATGACAATCGAGTTTGATTGGTCCGCAGAAACGTATAACAACCTGCGCAGCGCACTCTTAGCTATTCTAAATAATGAAGAGTGATGCAACCAAAACTGAATAACAACGACGTAGCGATGATACGGAGTGTTCAGACCAACTGACGACGCTGCAACGAAGAGTAGTTATGCGCTTTTTAATCGCTCAACGTGTCGCCGCGGAGCGGCGGCCGCCAACGATGCACGGAACGATGGACGATAACGACTACAGACGGTGCAGCCCTGAACGATACCAAGTGAGCCAAACTACTAACGATCGTAGACGTCGCAGCATTGCCGTTTTTACTGTTTTACAAAATTATAATATAGTAATAAAATAAAAGGATGGTTTACGAAAATGAAATTTAACGTAATGGCTAACGAAAACGAATGGACAATTAACATTTATCAAGAAGACGATGAAGCGCTGCTCAATATTCGCAAAAAGTATGCGACAGCGTATCCGAAGGACGAAGCCGAGGACCACTTTATGATCGACTACATCGTTACGAGCGACGGCTTTATTATGAGCGTACTCGATTACAATATTCTCGAACGCTTCTGCAAAGAACATCGCATCGATGGACGAAACGAACATCCGGTTGACGTTGTTGTGAATTTGCTGATGTATCAATGATACGAAGTAGCGATGCAACTCTGAATAATTGAAGCGAGGCGGCTTTGCGACTGCGAAACAAGGCCGCTTCTACTTTTAATGCAACGATTTAATAACGTCATGCTTTTTTTTTACTAGCGATTAGTGGCTACTTTTAACGCTTCTAAAATTCGCTGAACATGGCCATTATAAATTTATTCGCATAAAATTACGCAACGAAGCCATTTTTATGCGATTTTGTGAACTTTTTATGCAAATATTCGAGCATTAAACGTATCAAAAAGTGCATTAAACGCGCACGCTTGCCCTTTAATTATTCATGCAATTGTTTTACGAATCGATTTTAAAAAAAATTTTTTGAGTTTACGAAAGAATTACGGGCGATCGTGGTGCACCATAGCACGGAAGCGCGGCCGCATGTTAATACGAATATTTGCCAACGTGATGCAAGAATTTTCGTAATAATTTTACCGTTATTGCAAACAAATTTTCGTAATAATTTTACCGTTATTGCAACCGCAAGCATAACTTGTTATTGCAAGCACAAGCGTAATTTCCATCTACCAAATTTACAATATAATAAATAACAAGGAAGGTTTATAAATATGAACGATTCAATTGCGAAAGCATTAAACGCAAATTTGAAAAGCGCAAATCGCGCGGCACGACAAATCATTGACAACTTCGATAAATATAATCCGGATTGGTCATACATTTACGACAAATCATTGGACATAACGTTTATCAAAATTGATTTCTTTGGTAACGCAGACGATATACCGCATTATTCAACAGTGGTTTACACATGCGGCAATATTGAAGACGAAATATACGATGCCGAATCAGATACCATTGATTTGGACCGCGGATTCGAAATCATTCTCGATTTATTATTTGCACATACGACAGACAATAAATATTAACGAGGTAATATTATGTATAACGAAGATTATATGATTTACGATACGTTTCTTGATACGGAAAACCTTGACTATTTAACGAAAAGCACAGAAAACTTCTTTCTTTATTGCAAATGCGCTGGCATCAACGCCGCTTCACACAAACACTACAACGGAAGCGAATACTTCAAATCATTGAAACGTGAATACCGTGTTCGAAAAAACAGCTACCGACGTCATGCAAACGCTGTTTGGAACCATCAATCAGTAAATGGTTTTGCGCATTTAGCTGAAGATGGTGACGCATATATTGTACGATACTACACAATTCCATTCGAAGGAACAAAAGAAGAATTGCTTGACGAATTCGATCAATACTACGCAAGCAAAATCAATTCGCCATACGATTGCACTGGCGAATGGTTCACGACAAGTGCTCGTTTTGCAAAAATTGATGATAATCATTGGTTCGTTAGAGAATGCCTCGCAAAAGATATTTAATCGTTATCAATACTTCCATACTTAAAATTTATAATATAGTAACAAAATAATTAAAGGACGGTTGAAAACCATGAACGATTTAAACAATTTCTTAATTTACGCAAAACGCATCAATGAAAAATGGCAAGCATTATCCAATGACGAAAAAGAACGCTACTACATGGACGGCCTGCTGACTTTGTTTGACGAAGACGAAGAATGTTTGCAACTGCTCAATATGTTACCAGAAGACTTATTGACAATAGCAACCGAACTAATTATTAACGGATTAGACATTCGATATTGATGCAAGACAGCTGCGGTATCGGCTATACGGCCAAACAATTTGAAAGGACGGTTAAAACTATGACGATTCAGCAAATCAACAATTATCGTGCCATTGAGCGACAAAAGCTTATGTTATACATTATTAGCGACATGCTTGACGATAAAGACAATCGTGTTGCAACGCATCAACATTACGCAGAAGAACTTGATAGGACTTTTGTTGACATTCAAATAATTGCACCGGACGGTGAAATAATCGCCGAGTTCGCAGATTGGTACTGTGGTAAACCAGAAAAATCATATGAAGACTTTTTAAAAGAGTCAGATGCGACAATGTTCAACAATCTGTGGGTGCTATCATGATTAAAGTTGGCGATAGAGTTCGGTATACGTATCGACATCCGGATTATAGAGCAGATGATAATCCACAATATCACCTTGCATACGGTTCAACAGGAACTGTAATTGGTTTGCATATGTTCGGCGACGAAGCGATACGCGTTAAATTTGATAACAATGAAATATGGTACATATTCGAGGAACACCTAGAAGTAATCGAGGTAGAAAATGAAAATAAACTTTGAGCAATTGGCAAAAGGCGTAATTAAAGACCTTACGAAAAATGGTGATGATGACATCAGAATTGCGGTAGTTGAGTTCGATACATGGTTTGTGCAGTTCGGATATTCTGATGCTGAACTATTATATTGGTTTGCTGAAAAACATAATGGCGACAATTTACATGTCGATAATCATGTACTCATTGGTACTGAATATTTAACAGATTTTCCTGTAACAGTAACAATGATTGCATACATAATAAAATCCATATACGAGGAGGTAGAACATGAAACGTAATAATATACCAGATGCAGATTACATCAGACATGCTGAACAAACTGGCGAGCCGTGGCCAGATTACGAAGAACCATGGCCTGACCAGCCAGACTCTGATAACGACTTAGCAGAGTGGGAGGCAGACGATGGCTAGGATATATCGAACACAGCGAATGAGATTCATTGGTAACAAAGATAGCAAATATTTACCACCTAAAGGTACAATCGGCGTTGTTATGGACGTATGTACATTGGACAGCAATGACGAAGGATTGCTATTGATGCAGTGGCCAGAAGGTACGACATGTGATGATGACATGTGGTATGTTGGTACAAAGTTCGTTGAACCCGTTGATAGTTAGTTCCATACTTAAAATTTATAATATAGTAAAATAAGATAAAAAATAAGCATAAACTCAATAAATAAACGCATTATATTATATGTAACAAGTTTATAAATAAAATAGCCATAGCGGTAGTAAATCGCTTCATAGCAAATCCGTTAAGTTTGCTAAATCTTTAAACATAACGCGTAATGCGTATGTAATATTTCAATAAGCGTCTGAAGGAGGACCGATTATGTTAGAACTTATCATTAACAAGACTACAAACAAGGCTACCGTTGTTTTTGACGGTAAGGAACAAGAACTTTCGCTTGTCAAAGTAAACAAGCAGAACGTGAAACCCGGTACGTACTGGGTAAACATGCAGCCTCTTGGCACACCCAAGAAATGGGCTACAGTAAATTATAACGACCATGATGAAGAAGTATTCACGGTACAGGTTGACGAAGATGCGCACAGAGTAGTTACTGCGAAGTTGCGTAGAGAAATCAATCTCAACAACATCAAGGATTTCTTGACCGACGAGCAAGCTTCACAATTTGACGAACTTTATGCTGCGGCACAAGCTGAATGTGAACGCAAATTAGCAGAAGCTGAAGCCAACAAACCTGTAAAGGAAAAGAAATCGCGTGCAATGACCCCTGAACAAAAATATGCTAAAGCTTTGGCTGAGGTTGAAAGACTTAAGAAGGTTATGGCAGGTGAAATTGAGGACAAGCCGGCTCGCAAATCCAAGAAAGACGTTGTGATTGAAGACCTTGACGGTACAGTGGATGAAATCATCTAAGTAAATCTCCTGAAGTATATGCCGCGGCGACGGTGTCGCGGTATATATTTCACGAAATGTTTAGTCCAGACTATAAATACGGAGGAACGTTAGAATGGATATTATTTGGGCAAACGCGATACGCCAGTCAACAGTTAGCATAAAGAACGGACAGATAACAACATCAGCATATCTCGGAAGCCAAATAGCATATAAGCACTGCGATATAGGATATTCACCTAGTGATAACATATTGATTATACATCCAAATGATACTGCTGGTATGTTTACTGCAGTACGAGCTACACGTGGACGGTCGATCAATATTTGTTGCCAGACAGCATTCAAATTGTTTAAACTATTTGAGAATACATTGACAAAGCATAGATATTATGCTGAAATGCAAAATGATGGTGATATATTCATATTCTTAAATAAAGAAATTGGAGAACACGATGAACAAATTATATAACGACTGGAGTGTACAGTTAGCTAAAACGTATAAACCGGGAATGATTAAAGACGGTACTTGGTTTGCAATAACACAAAAAATAAATGGCGTACGCTGCACATATTTCGCGGGTGATTTAATATCAAGAACTGGACACCAATTTGAAGGATTCAATAATTTGAGACGCGAGTTAGACTCACTATCAAATGAATTTGAAACAGCATTTGGTATTCACTTAGTATTTGATGGTGAATTAAGATTGAATGACGACTATTGTAAAGGTTTAAGCGACAACGAAGCATTCAAAAGAACTGTCGGTATTTGCAACACCATAACTGACTACAAAAACAAAAATGATATTGACTTTATAATCTTTGATGCAATTCCAATAAAAGAATACATCTGTGGTTGTGAAACAAGTTACAAAATCAGATATTCATGGGTTCAATTAGAATTATTACGACTGATAATACTCAACAATGCAATACATGTTAAAATTGTACCACTGACATATGCAGGTGATGACACATCGAAGATTGAAGAATATTCAACATTCGCATATGAGCATGGCTGGGAAGGCATAATGATAAATTTAGATAGACCGTATGAATTTAAACGGTCATCTGGTTTGCTCAAGTATAAAAAATTCAATACAATTGACCTCAAGATTGTTGATATGCAAGAAGGCACCGGCAAATATGAAGATATGTGTGGTGCATTGATATGTAAATACAAGAACAATACTGTTGCAGTCGGTTCAGGAATGGTCGACTTACAAAGATATAAATTTTGGAAATACAAAGACCAGTATATCGGTAAAATTTGCGAAGTCAAATATAAAGACATAACAAATGACAAAGAAACGGGTTTAGAAAGTTTACAATTTCCGATATTCTTAGGAATAAAATTGGACAAGGAGGTGCCTGACGCATAATGGCTGGTTTAAAGTTTAACAATTCTGATAATCCACAGAACATTAGAGTATCAACATATATTACTCAGGATATGGCGAATGAAGTACTGGAACGGATTGGTCCAAGTGGCAACATATCTGAGTATTTGAGAAGCTTAATTCAGAAAGATGTTGATAAGCAGGAGGAACAATAAATGAAAATATTATATATTGACAAACATCATAATCATATGATTATGGAAAGCGAAAGTGATAACAAGTTAGTTTTACCGGTAGTTGTAAAATACTATTCATTGTTAGATACCACAAGCGTTATAATTGACCCCGATTTGCAGGTTATGCGAACCATAAAACGTAACATGCGAAAGCGTAAAGAAAAGATGATGTATGTATTTGGTCAGTTTACATACAATGGTGGCGGTATAACAAATAGTAATAACTGGCAAATGGAACTATTTGACAAAATGCCACCGGATATGCAAGTATGGTATAATATGCACATCAAAGAATATATTGATGCGTTTATTAGGACATATTGTACGCCACAGTTCACAGAACTTAGTGACGAGCTAACCAACCTTGGTTATAAGTATTACTTTGAAGATTTCACAATAGCAAATGCCGTAAATTGTACAATCAACTTATATGGAAGGGGTCACATATATACAGCTGAATTGTCAAATGTACTAATAAACATATACGGTGAGTATGATATTGATTGATATGCGTTACCTTTGGTCACCTATCACAAGTAAGATATTTGAGTTCGAATCAGATGATGATTTTGACGAATTCAAACAACTTCATCCAGAAGACCTCGAAGTAACACAGCACGACGCATATATGCGATTATTCAATAGAATATCGCATAGTATGGGATTACGGTATAACAATTATAAAAGTATGGACATTTGCGAAGATGTTCAATTGATGATGGCCGAAAGATATAATAAAAAAGGATTATTTGCACCGGATAAACCATTCACAGATAATGCAAAAATGTGGTGGGCATATGCAAACAAGTCATGCTTATATTTGATACGCTGTTACAATAAACATTGTGATAAGGAAGTACCAACAGATGTTTATACTATTGAAAAACCGAGCGAAACATTTTTTGAAGTAGAACATACAAGTCTTTGTGACGATATTAAAGATTATATTAGTAAATTAGCAATTAGCGAAAATAAAGGGGAACAACAGATGGGTTTATATGCTATATGCAAATTAAAAGGATTAGACGATAGCAGTACAGGTGTAGTACTCAAAGTAAGTATTTATCGTGTGCGCGAGATAAAAGCTGCACTAAAGAAAGCAATACAAAAAAGGTTTGGTGACTCATTATGAATATTGAACATAATATTGTATGCTTACTTGGTGAAACAATTAGAAATACAGTAAAAGAATACAATGATAGTGGATATGTTACGATAGACCACTTCGAAGTATGCTTACCGAATTTAAAAAGAAAAAGCATAATTAAACAATTGTATGCTGAGTTATTGAAACTAGCAAACAGTTATGATAATTGGTTATTGAGTCCTGAAATTATGACTGATATTCAAGTATGTACAATGGTTATAACAAACAAGTTATATACTGATAGAAAATTGTTTAAATATATTAAAAAACATGGACTCAATGCAACAGAAGAATGTGCATATCATTGTGCACAGACAGTAAATAAACTTTTTGGAGATGTAAAATGATTATCTTAGAAGGACCTGATAAATGTGGAAAAAGTACATTCCTAAAAAATCTAGCAATTCCCGAAATTGAATTTGCGAATAATTTGATTCCACAAACACCAATTGCGATTCATAGTACAGCGGATGACGATAGTCGTGAAGTACTGGAAAAAGCAATAGCTTTAGAAGATATGGGCTACGAAGTTTACTTAGATAGATGTTGGATAAGTGAAGTAATTTATGGTAAGGTTTATCGTAATACCGACTTTGATGCAACTGAAGAATCTGCAATACTTGAACTTTTAAAATCACGAAATGTTGTAGTGCTATATTTTAATAGACCGTTTTATGATGTTTTATATGAACTCGATAAAGAAGATTTGTATGAATGTGATATACAGAAAATGGGTTCTGTCCATTCTATGTATGAAGCATATATGAAAGAACTAGCAAATAAATTGCATGTGTATAGAATAAGCTGGTAATTGTGGGTGGGGAAAATGACGAAACAATACGAATGTCCTTGTAAAACTTGTACAACTGAAACTGGTAGATGCGTTGGTTGTCATGCCGATTGTATCGCGTATAAAGAATGGCGAAAAATAATTGACAGTGATAACCGTGTACGCCAAGAACAACAAAGATTTGCTGTTTATAATACCAAATTCAATTATTGAGGTAACAACATGCACGAAAATTATGATTCAACTGATGCAATGAATGACCTAGCTAAACGACAAGAAGCTGAGATGCACCATTATTGTCAAACTGTTTGTGTCAAATGCCCAACTAAAAATTGCGGAAAGAAGAAAGGCGAAACAAATAAAGAATACGAACAAAGACAAAGCATGACTAGTTTAATTGCTTGTTGTCATATTGCTGAAGATTGCATAATTCTAGCGCATAAAGAACCAACTTGGGAAGATTGCGATTGGAATAAATACGGAGGAAATAATGAACATAAACGGTAAAGAATTTCCATATTCATTCAGCCAAAATAGACTATATGAAGATTGCCCGCGTAAATACAAATTTAGATATTTTGATGGAATACAAGAACCATCAAATGCTAATCTTGAATTAGGTAGTGCAATTCATAAAGTCTTAGAATTAAGAACTATTACAAATTGTATACATCCAGATGATTATCCTGCAGAATATAAATGCGCAATTGAACATATCAAATTAAACATGCCGAGTATTTATTTAGATAAATTGCTAGCAGAAATTGATGAGTTCATGCATGACAAGATAATTATTGGAAGAGAAGAAGCTATTCAAGAACCTAATTTTATTGCAAAATTAGACTTAATATACAAGCAAGACGATTCAAAAGTGATTATTGGTGATTATAAAGTGACTAAGAAACCGAAGACACAAGAATCAATATTTACTGAAGGACAACTGTTAGTATATAAATTGAAATTTTGTAATGCACACCCAGATATAGACCCGGAAAGAATATTTGTACAGTATATAAATATTGCACCATTCTTATCAAAAAAGTTGATTAACCCAACAGTGCCTTATAATCCAAATATAAGTACTTGTCAGGCAGTAGAGAATACCATGCTAAGCAACATTGATAAAATTAACAACCAACAATTTCCTAAGAAAACAAAATGGTGTAACTGGTGTTTTTATAAAAATATCTGTGAAAAAGAAAATAACTAGCCTAAAATTTAAGAAGCGAAAAGAAGCATTTTAAGGCTTTAAAAATTTTTATAGTGATTTATAAAAGAATGGCCATAATAAAGTTTATGACACGTCTTAGATGCTTCTTTTTAAGCTTAAATATTATAAATATAAAATTTTAAAATTATAATTACTAAAAATGGAAAGATTAAGCAAAGAAACTGTAACAATAAAATATCTAATGAATTTAGCACAGCTCAGTAAATGCAAGCATGGTAAATGCGCGGCAATACTAACAGATACAGATTATACTCAGATTTATTCAATTGGAATAAATGGTGGACCGAGTGGTCAAGTAGATTGTGCCTGTAATTCGTTGAATGCTAAATATGGTTGTGCACATGCAGAACAAAACTGTTTAGTTAAAAATGCAAATTTTGATAAACCAAAAATAATGCTGTGCACCAAGATGTGTTGTCCAACATGTGCAACACTAATTATAAATTCAAAAGCAAATATCAAAGAATTTCACTATATTGAAGATTTTAGCGATGCAACAGGTTTAGAATATCTTAGCCACGCAAATATCAAAGTAGTGAAAATAATCACAGAAAATGTATAATATCAATATGATGCAAAATATTTTAAATAAATTTATTTTAAATATAGCATAAAAAGATGTGCGGCATGCATTTATATGCGTACACCTATGTATATGCGCCAGCTCAAGAAAGTTCATATTTTATTCTATAAATTTTTTAAATTAAAATTTTAACGCAAAAGAATTACGCACGATCGTGGTGCACGGTTCACAGAAGCGGGCGCGCCCGTATACATATTATATAATAAAATATTAGACATATTTTTGTAATAAATTTGCATAATTAGAAGTTTTTCGCGCATTATATTTAATGAGCGAAATAAATGAGGCTTAGATATTATGGAATTGTATCAATACCAGAAATTAACTGCAAATAAAGCCCTCAAATATTTTGAAGATACTACAATAGAATATCCAAAATTTAACATCTTTTTTAAGATGGGTTTAGGAAAGACAGTCACAGCTCTTGAGATAGTAAAGCAGGTTAAACCTAAGACTGTATTGATTGTGTGTCCTAAATCACTTATTGAGATGTGGATTTATGAATTTTATAAGTATCTTGGAAATACTTATTCGCGTTTAAAAAACATAGATACATTAAATGTTGTTAGCTTAAATTCTGTATTTTTTGTAAACTATGAACAATTGCTCAGTTTACGTACCGAAATTATACCAGACATTTGTATCTTTGATGAGGTCCACAAGATTAAGAATATCAATGGTAAAATACATAAGAATATCAATAAGTATATTTTGCCCAGAAAAACAATATGTTTGACAGGTACGCCTATTGTAAAAGATTTAATGGATTTGTTTGGTATTCTTACTTGTGTAGGACCTCAAAAGTTTGATAATCTTGTAGCATCGCAGTTTAGATACAAGTACATTATCAATGGTGGTAGGAATAGAACATCACAATTATGGCAATCTATTGAGCCATTCACTGTTCAGCTTGAATATGACGGTTTACTTGATATGCCAAAAACAGAAGATATTGTTATACCCATTGATTTAGACAATGTTTCTAAACAAGAATTATCTGTAATATATCATAAAAATACTAATGCATTAGCAAGAATAACTGAAGCAGTATTACTGACATCTATGAATATTCAAAAAAGAGCTACATGTTGTCAGTTGATAAATGATATTATTGCAGATAATGAAAAAGTAGTATTATTTGTAAGATTTACCGAAGAATATGAATACTTTATAAATTTATATCAATCGAATTGTGTCGGTATAAACGGTGAAGTAAATGATAGGGATTGGCAAGTTCAAGAATTTGAAACTAATCCTAATGTAAAATTATTTGTTGGTAATTTACAAACAGCGGGTGTTGGTATAACACTCATTAAAGCACATAAATGTATATTCTATTCTGAGACTTATTCGTGGGGTGATGCAGAACAGTCAAGAGCAAGAATATTTAGAATAGGACAAGACAAACCGTGTATATACTATCATTTATTATGTAGAGATTCTATTGATGAGTTGATATACCAAAATATATTAAACAAGACAAGTTTAATTGAAGAATTTAAAAGATTGTATGGTGGATTATGATTAGCATAATTGGTGCTATTATTGCAATTATATCAGCAGTTGGTTCAATAATTTTTGGAATAGTAAAAATGATAATTCACATCTTTAGGAGGAACAAATAATGTCAAAAACTGTAAACTGGAATGAAGAATTTGGAACTGGTGGAACAGTTACTTGTATATGCGATAACTGTGGCAAGTCGCTTGAATACAAATTTTCAAAAAATCCATATAAAACAGGGTCTGAAAAAATGAAAAAGCGAGGCTGGTTTACAAGAAAAGTCAGTGACAAATGGGTAGACTTTTGTAGTGACGAATGCTTCGATAAATACAGAGAATAAAGGAGATTACAAAATGCGAGATTACAATGTTACAGCGAACGAAATTAGATTAGCAAAATTAGAATTAGATATTGCTGAAGCGAATGCTAAAATTGCTAAAGATAAGTATGAAGCTTTGCGCAAGCAATTAACAGCCGACATGGTTGCAAGTGACACATTTAAATTCGAAATATTTGGTTCAGATGGTGTACCTGGAATGTCATTTAGGCTTGAAACAAAAGAAAGATGGTCACCTATTGTAGAAAACAAAGATATTCTTATGGATAAGCTTAGACAAGAAGCTCCAGATATGTTTACGGTGACACCAGCCGCTCTTACAAAATATATTGGTGAACTTTGTGAGGCAAACAACGGCGAACTTCCGAAAGAGTTTGATGGGTTAGTAAAGAAGTACGACGATACACATGTAGTGGTACGGGAGACAAAAAGATGATTACTGCAAAAACCGCTAGAGAAATTTCTCGCGCATCACGTTCATTATTGATTGATAGTTATATTGATACAATAAGTAATATGATTGTAAAAGAAGCAGAAAGTGGTAACAATGAAGTACAGTTTGCATTGCCGCTTTGTTTCAAACCAGCACAGCTTGCAGTATTTATAAAGCAAGGTTTTGAAATACACGAACACCCGATGTTAAAAGGTGTATATAAATTAACTTGGTAAATAGTGGTTAAACCACTGAATAAATAAAGGAGTACAAAATGGAAAGTACAGAACTCGTAACTAAAAACAACAATTTTGAAATTTCAAAAATGCCAGAAAACGCATCAGAACAATTAAATGGTATTGAACTTGTTTATCCACAACTCAAAATACCCGCTGGTGGCAATACATTTTGGGAAGTAGATGAGGAACCGGTTAAAGAATTACTTGGTGTAATTGTTTATCACAAACCTATTCATGTTTACTTTGAAAGTGAATTTGATGGTTCCGCAATTCCTCCTAGATGTTCGTCTATTGATGGTGTAAGTGGTAAATGGACATTGGATGTTGGCCCTAACTTCTTTGAAGATGGCGCTGATGCTGCAGAAAATGCACCTGCAGATGATTATGAAATTCGCGATTGTGCGGCATGTCCTTATAATGTATTTGGTTCAGCTAAAAATGGTGGTAAAGCATGTAAAGAAAAGCACCAGTTATATATCTTAACATCTGGCGGTTTGGTGCCTTATTCGCTTCTCTTGCCAGTTAGCTCTGTTGGTGTTCTTAATGCATATGCAACCAAATTATATAGCAAAGGTAGATTCTTAAACGGTGTAATTACTGCATTTACACTAGAGAAAGCGACTAATAAAACAAATATTGTATACTCAAAATTGGTTCTTAAAGCTGTCAGAGACTTGACACCAGAAGAAAGTGAAGCAATCGCAAAGATTACGGAGTCTGTGAAAGCCAATGGATAAAATACAAGTATATTTAGTAAATTGCGATGATATTAAGTTTGAAGCGCAAATTGCTTGTATGATTACTCGCGGTGCAAATAAGTATACGGATATTGATAAATTTATTCAAACAATCTTAGATAATTCTTGGGATATTGATAAAGTAAATGCTATATTGAATTTACCACATAGTAAGTTATCAAGATTTACAAGTTATAAGTTTTTAATATTTGGTAGCTCACGACGGTTTTTAGCTCAGCTAATGACACATCATACAGGAATTGCAGTTATGTCGGGTAGCTTACAGTATAGTGATTTTTCGAAGCAGCATCCTGATGATATGTTTGTTGTACCGTATGAATTGCTTGACAATCCTACTGAACGGGCAAAATATTTAGATAGTTGTTTGGATGATTATACAGAATACACAAGTATATGTAAATCATGTTCAAATGATACTGCAGGATATGCGATGCCGCAAGGTTTGCGAAATGTTTTGTATGTTTCAGTAAATCTTGAAGAGCTTAGATTTATTGGTAATCAAAGATTATGTAAGCGTAACACAGATGAGACACGATATGTGTTCGGTCGAATGATTGAAGAAGTTGTAAAAATAACTGGTATCGATGACAGATTATTTTTGCCGTCTTGCAGTCATGGTAAGTGTTTTGAAGGTAAATACAGCTGCGGTGAGCCCGTAGAACCATTCAAAACAATAACTGAATATCTTAATGAAGAGTTTCCTCTTCTAAGAAAATAGATTTCATTGGTTGGTAATAACTTAACCTATGCGCGAAAAAGCGATAGAAAATCAGATAAAAGAATGCCTCACACATATGGGCAAAAATGTTTGGTACTTCAAACATGCAGCAAGTGCAAGTATGAAAGTTGGTATACCGGATATTGTAGCCTGTATTAAGGGACGCTTTGTTGGAATAGAAGTTAAACAAGCCAATGGACATCAATCAGACGCTCAAAAAGTATGTGAAAAGAACATACGAGAAGCTGGTGGTGAATATTGGCTTGTTTATTCTTATGAAGACTTCATCGATAAATTTAATGAATTTGCTAGGAGATTGAAAAGTGAAAGGAAAAACTAATTATGTTTTCAAAGTTGAAAATACTCACACTAATAGTGGCGACAATAATAAACCTGATGCCAGCGATTTTAGTGTTCATATAAGAAAAGGTACATCTGGTACCGAAATGGCATACGCGTTAACCGCATTATTGAATGTTGTGTATGCACATGAAGAAATGAATGGTAATAAAATGTCAATTGATGGGTTTATGCACTGGCTAGGATTATTGTTAAAAGATTCGCGAATCGGTATTCCCAAAGGGGAAGATGACGAATGATAATTTATATAGTACTTAGCGATGGCCAAATTATTGGTGCATATACTGATAAGGAATTTGCAAAAGATATTGCAAATGAATGGAATGCAGATTGTTATTCTGTAAAGTTAGAAGGAGTCAATAATGATTGAAGCATTATATCCACATCAAGAACAAGCGGCGAGATTTCTTTTAACAAGAACTAGAGCATGTTTGTTTCATGAAGTTGGTACAGGTAAAACAAATAGTGCTATCTCTGCTGTAAACAGATTACCGTATGGTAAATTACTAATACTTGCACCAAAGTGTGTTTGTGTTGGTATGTGGGAAAAGTATGACGATTTACCTATCAATCATGATTATCAAATAGTAAGTTATGAATTTTTAGCTAGGCATACAGAATTTTCTCGTAAATATTTTGATTACATAATTTGTGATGAGTGTCACAAATTAAAGAATAGAAAATCGCATGTTGCAAAAATTTTGCGTTGTTTAACTAAGAATTGTAAGTATGCTTGGGGTTTAACTGGTACGCCATATGCGACAAGCTTCTTAGATGTACATGGTATATTCTGGGCATTAAATATTAGAGCATTTAGTGAAAGCTACGACGAATTTATGCACAGATATTATCAATGCAAGGTAGTATATGTGAATGCCGGTAGGTTTATTTATCAACCGGATAAGTTACTTCCCGGTGCATTGAATGTTCTAACTGCTAAAATCGCGCAATATGCCAGTGTACTTAGAGCTGAAGATTGTCTTGATTTACCTACATTAACTGTTCGTGAAATAGAAGTTAGCGGTATGCGAACAAAGGAATTTATTGATGCTGCAAAAGGTATTGTAACATTTGCTGATGGGCATCAAGAAACAGTAAATAAACTGGCTTGCGTACAAAAGATGCACCAGTTATCAAATGGCTTCGTATATGATGCTGAGCATAAACCTGTTGTATTTAAACAGAATAGTAAAATTGAAGAGTGTATGAATTTGGTTCAGTCAGAACTTGAAGAACGCGATAAATTGATTATTATTTATGTTTATCAATATGACAAAGAATGTTTAACTAAAGCATTGACTGACTTGAAAATATCGTATACAGATAATACTGAAAGTTTCTGTTCAGCTCAAGTTTTATTGTTACAAGAACAACGAGCAATTGGTATTAACTTACAAGCATTTACAAGTTGTATGATATTTTATACGTATAGTTATGCTTATCTTGAATATAACCAAACTATCGGTAGAATTTACAGAGCTGGTCAGAAGATACCCTGCAAGATATTTGTTTTAATCAATAGCGGTACTTCTGAAAGAAAAATTTGGGGTGCTGTTCAGAAAGCATACGATATGGATACAACATTTAAGGAATTGATGTCGGAGTTTAGATGATATGATTGATTTGATTGAGAAATTATTTCCTAATTCTCAGTACAGAGAGATATACTTAAAGAATGATAAGCGGGCAGAATCTGCTGGTAAAAGCCATAAAGCACCAATCAGTGATGCATTATTGACTTACTCACAGATAAAAGATACACCAAACCGTGTTGGTTGGATTGTACCAGAAGGATATACTGTTATTGATATTGATAACAAAGTTAATGGTGTATTTGATGCATCGAAGAAAGCATCGCGCAAAATTCAAATGTTATTGATGGGTGAAGGAATTGACACAATAATATTTGAAACAGAACATGGCTGTCTTTTTATCTTTAAATCGATTAAAGGTGTTTTTCAAACACAAAACTGCTTTTGCAGATTAGGTATTAAAATTGATACTAGAACAAACGCGTCCGGTTATATTATATTACCATATAACGATCCAGATAGACGCGTCGTGACTACAGCAAACACTATTCCAGAACTTCCACAATATTTACTTCCTGAAAAAATGGATTGTCCAAATATGGTAGCAGTTGGTGAAGGTGAAAGAAACGGCTCGTTATTTGAGTTAATGACCAAACTGAAGTTTATTAGAAGCATAACAACAGAACAAATCAAGGAATGTATAACGCTCTGTAATAAATATATTTTAGATAATCCGTTAACGCAAAAAGAACTTGATAAAACTGTTTTATCTTCTAAAAATCTTGAACGCGGTATTGATGTATCTAAAATAAGTTCGAATACTATTGCAAATGAGTTATTACAAGAATTAAAACTTATAACAACGAAGCAAGGTATGTATATGTTTAATGGCAAGTATTATGAATCGTGTGATGATTTTCAGCTTGCAAGATATATACATTCCAAGTATGCTGAATTTGGCGACTCTAAGCGTAAAGAAGTTATTGAATTTATAAAACTTAAAACGTATAGACAGAGCGATGATGTGAATAGTGACTGGCGTAAGATTACATTACGGAACGGTGTTTTGAATCTTATGACCGGCGAGCTATCTGACTTTGATTCGGAATGTATTCTTACCAGATATGTTGATGTTGAGTTCATTCCTAACTGTCCAGAATCAGCTAGAATAGAAAATTTCTTTAATGGTTTATCTGGTTATACACCGAGTAAACCGAAGGATGAACAACTTCAAGCATATGAGAAAAAGAATAAATTGTTCGAGTTTATTGGTTATTGTTTGGTTTCACGAAATAAATTTCAAAAGATATTCTTTTTACTAGGACCTGGTGCCACTGGTAAATCCACATTTCTTGAATTAGTACGTAAGCTTTTTGGACCAAGCAACTGTTCAGCTTTAAGTATGCAGGACTTAGAAACAACATTCTTACCTGCACAGCTCAAAGATAAATTAGTAAATATCGGTGATGATATTTCGATAAATTCATTGCTAGATGGTGCTACTATTAAAATACTCTGCGGCACATTGCCTATAACTGTACAGCAAAAATACGAGAAGCCATATGAAATGGTGAATGAAGCAAAGTTTATTTTTTCATGTAATAAAATGCCGTTATTCAAGGATAAAACCGATGGTCTTTATAGAAGGCTCGAAATACTTGAAATTACAAATCGTATTCCAGTATCAGAAAGACGTTCAGGTTTAATTGAATCATTTACTCATGAAGATATGCAATATTTATTATGGAAATCATTCTTATCAATAAATTCTGCTCTTCAAAATGATAGCTTGACTTCAACAATTTGTTGTCAACAAGCACTTGAAAAATTTAGAACTCAAGCGTCTACATTCTTATCATTCACGAAGCATGGTGAAAGTTCCAACTATAATAAGACTGCTGAAGATTTGGGTGCGCGCAATGAATTTTTGAATAAAAGCGTTTCAAAAAAATATACAGACTATATTACATGGTGTGCATCGAATGCTAAGCAACGGCAATCACTTGAATCATTTGTAGATAACGCTTGCACCGAATTTAACCTTGCAGTTAAAAAAGGTGTGTTTGTAGACCCAGATGAATAGAAGCAAAAAGACACATTTTAAAGCCTTTAAAATTTTTATTAAGATTTATAAATAACTTATATAAATTAAGTTTACGATGTGTCTTAGATATGTCAAATTAAATTTAAAAAATAATAAAATAATAAATAAAAGCGAGGGAAACAATTTATGGAAAATCACAATTATTTTGACAATGAACTAAACTTAATTAACGATGAGGCGGTTAAGAACTGGGTAATTTATCAGTTGGATTATGTTGTACCAGATTATTTTTATCATGTAGCAGCTAGCTCTACTGGAAAGTATCACCCACAATATGCGCTTGGTGAAGGTGGGTTAATGCGCCACACCAGAGCAGCAGTAGGTATTTCGAAAGAGCTTATTGAACTTGAAATGTTCGGTAAACTTAAGGAACAGTATTCATATATTGTTGCAGCATTGATTTTGCATGATACATTTAAGCATGGATTAGATTATTCTAAGTATGCTACTGCAAAGCATCCTGTAATAGCTAGCAAGGTATATAGGCAAGATACTAGTGGTATACTTGAACCTGACCAAATTGATTTAATTTGCGGTTTAATTGAAACGCATATGGGTCAATGGAATACTGATTGGAAAACAAAAGAACCTGTTACTGAAAAGCCGCAGACACAGATACAAAAATTTGTGCATTTATGTGATTATTTAGCGAGCAGAAAACAAATCGAATACATATTTTAAATTATGGAGATATTTATGACAACAATTGAGTTAAATAATTTTATTAGACAGTGCTACAGAGATGCTAGATTAAAAGGTTTTTATATCGATTATTTGCCAGACGAAGCATACATTGCAGCAATACATGATGAACTTTCTGAAGCATTCAGAGAATGGAATAAATATGACCGTTGGTATGATACAACACCTACTGAACAAGGTACAAAAGCGGAAGGTATTTATCCCGAATTAGCTGATGCAGTTATTAGATTATTTAGTTACTGTGGTTATAAAGGCTTATCTCTTACTGATTCATATTTTGAAACTGATAGACCTTATAATACAGATGACTTTTGCGATTTTCTCTTAAAGAGTCATGAATCACTTGTTGAATATTATGAACTAATTCAAAGAGAAACTCGCGACGATTATGATACAGATTTATTAGATAATTGTTGCATTAGTACATTGTCACAATTTGTAAAAAGAATCGAGTTATTTATAGCTGAAAGTTCAGATGATAAATACTCACTTATTGATTTAATCAATGCTAAGATTGAATATAATACAAAAAGGAGCATAAAGCACGGTGGGCACAAAGTCTAGAAAACCTAGAGCAAAGTCGCTAAGACAAATGGAACGTGAAGAATATAAGTATTATTCTTGCGATAATTGTAAATGGGGTTCATTCCCGGATGAATGGTGCAGATTATATGATTGTTCTATTGTTTTAGTACATTGCTGCAAAAGCTTTGTTGCACGGTTAGGTTCGCGTGATTGTACAAAATGTGCACATTACAATACACGTAAAAACGCAAAATCGAAATGTAAAATTGGAATTTATAATTGTAAAGGAGTAATTAAAAAATGAAACCAGTATTAAAAGATGATGTTATTGATAGGGATAAATTTTTATCACAAATAGATGCTATGGAATGCACAAAGCGTAGTTTACTTGCATCTGACTGTAAAGATAAAAGCCCACTTGGCTTTGCTTATGATTCAGGATATTTAGCTTGTTTAACAGAACTCAGGCATATCTTTGACGTCGAATATCCTTTAATGGAAGCTGTAGAATCTAACGAGGACGAAAATGAATAAAGACTTAGTTATATTTGACTTCGAAGTATTTCCTGAATGGTGGTGTATTGTATACAATGTATATCCTGATTCAGAGAATCCGTTATATGTTATTACGTCAGATGATGACGATTATTTTGGCAAGTTATATGATGTTACAAAACTTGGTTATTTATGCGGGTTCAATATCAAGGGTTATGACTTACAAATATTAGATGGTATTTTGAATGGCTGGACACCCGGTGACCTTTATGACCATTCGCAATCAATAATCAATGATTCTGATGGTAGATGGAAAAGCTTATCCTTCTGGCGAAAGTTTGAATTTACAGATTTATTTGACGATTTAAAAACAATGGGTTCATTAAAGCAATTTGAATCGAACACCGGTTTATCGATTCATGAATCTGATATTCCATTCGGCAAAGTAGGATTAACAGATACTGAAAAGCAAAGCATAATTGAATATTGTAAAGACGACGTTAGAGCCACAAATAAACTTGCAACCGCTCGCTGGGGTTATTTGACTGCAAAAGCAAACTGTTCTAAACTATCTGCATTATCTGAAGCCGAATGTATTAAGAATACTTCCGCAAAAGTTTGTGCTAAAATGCTTGGCGCAAAGAATATGGAAAATTATTCTGAACCAGTTTATAAAATTCCAGAACCGCTTGTGCAAATATTTACTGAAACTATCCATCCAAATATTATCAATCAATTTGTTGGTCAAGAACTCACAAATGACTTCAACTATGAAGTAAATTATATGAAAAATCATATAATTTATGGTGCTGGTGGTGTACATAGCACATACAAAGATTCACTTTGGTGCAAATCAAATGATGAGTATACACTTGTAAACGCTGACTTTGAAAATCTATATCCAAGCCTACTTGTCAATTTTGATTATTTTGCAAGTGGTGTTCCTCAAGAAGGTCGCGAATTGTTTACATATTTATTATCCGAATGCCGTAGATTAAAAGCGCACTTAAGAGAATTGAAAGCGGCCGGTAAAGGCAATACTGAAGAATACAAAGAATTGTATGCACTGCGCGATTCAATTAAACTTATTATGAACGCATCAACTGGAGCAATGCGCCAGAAGTTTAGTCCGCTATTTGACCCACAGAATATTATTTCATTGTGTATGACTGGTCAGTTATTGACAACCTGTATGGCAAAGAAAATTTTCAATCTCGGTGGATTGATTATTCAAATGAACACTGATGGTGTTTTATTTAGGATACCGAATAATAAACTCACCGAAGTCAAGTCAATACTGTCAGAATTTAGTAAACAGATAAATATTCCTCTTGAAGTAGACGAAGAATTTGCAGTATTCCAGAAAGATGTTAACAATTATGTATTATTGCCGAGTGCAACGAGTACACCTAAACTCAAAGGTCGTTGGGCAAAGAAGTCAGGTTCAGATGTACCTTTAACACCGCTCAATGCACCAGTAATAAATAATGCAGTTGTTAACTATTACGCAAAGAATATTCCTATTGAAGAGACTATTCATTCTTGTAAAAATCCGTTAGATTTCATGATGACTACTATGAAAGGTCCAACATATAGCGCAGTAACATATGATAGTTCAAATGGTGAAAAATTAACATATAATGTTAACCGTGTGTACGCATCAACACGAACAGATATTGGTACACTTCATAAAGTCAAATATGATGATATTGGTAATGTAATTAAACGCGATAAGATTGCAAGTATTCCTGACCATTCACAATTATGGAATAGTTTAGTTGAATCTGAAATACCATTGGATTTAGACTATAACTGGTATATTACAGCAGCAAAAAAGAATCTAGTCTCAATGTCGATTATCGAATAATAAAATGTGGTCCACAGTTCGTCTGTGGGCCTATTTTTATATAAAAGTTTAAAAAATTATATAAAATAAGTCATGAAGCCAAAAGACGCGTTTTAAAGCTCGCGTTTAATTATAATATATTAACCTTAGGCTTATTTTTATAAGGCTCATATCGTGTCCCGTAATGTCCATTCTATATAGTTTTATTAAAAAATTATTCCCAGTACAACTAAGTACTGGGAATTTCGTTATTGACCGATGCCAAGTTGCAATCTTGCATTTGTTGTTGCTTGATTTTGTAGTTTCTTGAGCACAGCTTTCTTCTGTTCAGTTGTCATTCTCTTATAACTTGCTTTATTGATAATAGCTGAAGCATATTGACTATACAGCTTAGCTCTAAGCACTTTGTACTTATTATAAGTTTTATCGTCAATAGTATATTCTGTACCATCAATTGTATAAGATTGACTAGGCCCCGTGGTTGCTGCACCAACAGCTTTAGATTCTGTTTCTAATTCACTTTCTACTGAGTGATATACTTTTGTAGGCGATAGCGCATTGAATATAGTTAAGAATCTAGACCACGTAGGATTATTACTATCATCATAGTTTGTTACATAATTTCCAGAGTACGGGTCAACTTTGTTTTCAACAGCGAAGCTTGCACCAGGTATTGCAGCAAGAATCTTTTTATAGAATTTTTGCAATACATTTCCAGAATAATTCTTTTTATACGGGTCAATAGTTTTTGCAACATTACGCATAATTGAAGGTATAAATTGAGTTACCATACTTGTAAATGTATTCGCAATAATATCTGTACCGGTCTTATTACCGCCGAATACTGAAGTAAGTTCTCCAAATATTGTTGCGTCTAACAATGTGTCCATAGCAGTTGTCAAACCATTCCAGAAACCACCATCTTGTGTTCCATTTGTCAAACTTGCGCCGACAAGTAAAGGTATAGATGCGGGTGAGAAGTCTTCGAGAGAAATTCTGAAAGTGTTAAATAGAATCAATTGAGGTCCAGCATATTCATCGTCATCATCAATCTTAATTAAGCCACATCCAGCTAGAGCTGCACCAATGGCCATAACCGCAGTGCCTGTCATTGCTTTAGAGAATTGAGTATTTGCCGTTATATTTCTAAATGCAGTTGAATCTGTTTTCAATGTCATTAAGCCTTTAATGAATCCTACAGGCGAGTAAGATAAACCGGTTGAAATAGTATTTAACAACATTCTAGGGAATGGACAGATAACACTAAATATAGTTTTAGCTACAGGATGACCTTCCAAGAATTTCATTAGTGTTTTGTATGCTGCCGGTGTACTACGTAAATACGTTTGCAGTGCTTGCTCAGTTGAATACTCAATCATATCATTTAACTTGATATTCGTTTCAGCGTTTGCTTTACCATCATTGATACTTTGAATTTCAGCATCTGTAAAGTTGTCCGATACCAGTTTAGTTGTTTTCTCAATAATAGCTTTTCTGACAAACTTTTGGTCACCTTTATCCATTGTATTGAATATAAAGTTGAAATACTTGTTTAACGCTTGACCAGCCATACTTGTGCCAAAAGGTGTACGCTTGGTCAGCTCGCGCTTAAGCATTTGCTTATCAGCAATACTAATACTATCGTCATCTAAAGTAAGATTCTGCAAACCGTGTTTCTTTGTTAAGTCGTAACCACTATCATACTTTGTAACTGTACCAGCAAGAATACTATCAACTAATCCGCTATCAACCAACGCTTTTTGAACAGCAGTTTTAGACGCATCGCTAGAACCGCCATGCTTCACAGTATACTGGAATTTTGAAGCCGCTAATGCAGCATCAGCTTCTTGTATCTGTGCATCTGCTTGACTCTGTGTTATTTTATTTGTTTTAAGCTGTTCATTTATTGCTGCAAGTTGTTCTGCATGTACCTCTTTAGCAAGCTTTACATTTTTGTTTAATTTATCACCAAGTTTTTCAGTAACGCCAATAGTTGCTTTACCTATAGCTTCTGATGTCTTATCGAGCGTTTTCAGCATAAAGTTACCAACCATATTCTTTGCATAGAATGTTGAAGGTGATGATAACATTGCAAAATAACGCCAGTTAGTTATAGTATCGGTAAAATTTTGGAATCTGATTGCTTTTTGTTCTTCAGTTAAACCTTTTGCAAAGAAGTTTATTTTGGTATCTAACTGGTCTTGATGGTTCCTAAATACTTCTAATGCATCTTCAAATGACTGGTCAGCAAGCTTATAGTTATTATCCTTTATTGCTTGCTTCTGAGCCATTATTGCATTTGATAAGATATTACTCTCTTCTTCAGTTAAGTCAAATGACCTCATTGCAGCTTTAGCCATTTCTTCAAGCGGCGTTAAGCCACTAGTTCTACTAACCGCTAATAATCGACCACCTAAGCTCTTTAATGTTTTAAACATTTCACCAGCACGTTGCCGCGTTTCAGCAGATAGCTTAGGCGAAGATTCGATTTGATTACACAGCATTGCTGTTAGTACTAACTGATTAGTATTGAGTAACTTAGGATTATCGCTTGCCCAATCTAAGAAATTCTTCGCAGCCTCTTCAGATTGTTGTAATTTACCAAGAGTATCGCCGTTCTGTTTTACAAATTCTTCACTATCAACTTTACCTGTTTGAGTAAATGTTTCAGCAAAGTTTGCATAAGTCTGTCTAAGGTCAATACCTTTAGTGTTTAGCAAAGGTGAATTTGTTGTCTTTGAAATTGGTGATTGTTGTACTATTTCGCCAGTGATTGCCTGTTTTTGTGTAGCGTTATACATGTCCGTTAGTGTATTGATTACAGAATCAGTATCGGTATCAACAGTATTGCCAAACAATTCAGCAGCTGAACGCATTTTAGGTTTCGTAGCAATAGGTTTTTCACCAGTTTGTGACTGTCCCATAGCAAAGTTGATGTCATTTCTATTATCAGCTTCTGTCTGTTTTAAGTCAGGAACCATCATATCGCCGCGTTCATATCTTTCACGAGCTGCGCTCAAATCTTCAGGTAAGCCATATTTCTTGTATGAATCGAGCATTGCTGAAAATTGATTAAGGTCGACATCTTCTTTAGCATTATACTTATTTTTATATTGAGCATTCTTTAATTTATCGAGTATTGCTCTAGCATTAGCGTCGTCAAGATTGGGATTGAAATCAATACGTTTTAATTCGCTAGTACCAGGAATACGTTCATTTATCATACCATCTTCAAGAATACTCCGCACATTAGCATTAAACTCGTCAAGACTGTATTTTGTTTGAGGACTATACAATAACTTAGTATAAGCGTAATTTAAACCAGATAATATCTTGCGTTGTTTATCTGACATCTTATTATAGAATGTGAGGTCTTCGAAACCACGTTCAGTGATTTCACTAAACTTGAAGTTACTCAGCTTTTCGCGCAATTCTTTTAAATCAGCATTACGCTGTGCTTTCTCATACTCACGCATATTTATAGTAGATGTGTTTTCAATACGCTTAATTTCATTGCGAATTTTATCCGCACTATCTACTTGCGCAGCAATATAATTTTTAATTGCTTCAGATTTTTGTTTCGTTAATTGCTCGGCTTCGGCACGATATTCGCTCTTTTGCCAGCTATCCAAATCTGCTGTCTTAAACAGTTTATTTAATTGTTTAAGTCTATCTTCATCTGTTTTAAACTGCTCACTGTACCAGTCATTAGCTTCTTGGCGCAATAATTGTTCGCTAACTTTGAATCTATAATCATATTCAACAAGTTCCCATGCAGATTTCAAAGCGTTCTTAACTTCAATATCTGACACAGCTGGGCTATTAAGTGCTACAGCTTTTTGCTTACGTAACAGTTTAATATACCAATCCATCTGTTGCTGTTCATTTTTACGTGTTTCTTCAATACGAGCAGCTTCATTTGCGCGTTTAACTTGAGCAGCAATACTTTGCTTTTTATTTGATCTGTGTACATCTGATAAGTATGCTTCAGATTCAGATTTCGACATTGTACTAAACAATAAATTTTGTCTTTCGGCAGCATCATCTAATTGCTTCGTTACATCAATTTGGCCGTCAGTAGTTGTCGTTGTTTTAGGTCTAATCTTAAATTCTGGTTTAGCAGATATAGGCTTTGTTTTATCTAACTCGTCCAATGCTGCATCGACTCTTGCTTGCAGTGCCCAGTATTGTCCATTATTAAGAACTCGTGAATCTCGCAATGATTCAAGATATTGTCTATACTTAGAGTAATCATTTGTAGTTTTTGCTTGTTCTTTTAATTTTTCAGCTTGGTCGATATATGACTGTTCGCCGATATTTACTACACCGTTCTCATCTACATAATCTCTACTCAAATAAACTTTGCCTTCATATGCTGCTTTTGCTAAATATTCTTGCAATCTTGAGAATTCGCTTAAAGCTTCTTTAGCAGCTTCAATATTTTTGCCAGCACTTAAGAATTTCTTGTATGCAGCATAGAAATCAGATAAAGCTTTAGTTCTTTCACCATAACTAGTAGATAAACGTTGCGCTAAACCGACATAAATATCATCAAATTCTGCTAGTTTACTATTTAACTTTTCAGCCTGTTGACTAGTTATTTTACCCGCAGCAAGATTTTTATTTATTTGCTCTTGCATTCTTTGTTTAGACTTAGAATAGTTGGACGATACATCTGTTTCAGCTGAATAACCATACTGTCTATATATCTGTCGAATTTTCTTATAACCTTCCTCACCATACTTATTTACATAATACTCGTAATTATTCTTGAGCGATTGGAATTCAGTGAATGCTTTTGCACGAAGTTCTGCTTGTTTATCACCAGTTGCTTTGGTAACAGCCGTCAGCTCATCTTTAATAGAATTCAAATATGTAGCAAGATTTTTCTTTTGTTCTCGCTGCTCTGCAGTTTCGACTTCGCTTTTTGTTTGGCTGGCAGTATCAAATTCCTCTGAAATATCTACAAACCTATCAAACATTGCATTTTCTTCGTCTTCACTGACATCTAGATTCTGGAAATAATCTTCCCAATTATCCAACAATTGCTGTGCAAGTTGTGAGCGTTCTTCACTGGTTGGTAATTTATTTAGTTTATTAACATATTCAAGTAATTCAGTTGCAGATGCTTGTGATAGCTCGTCCGCAACAGTTAAACCGTGAGCTGCGGCATATTCATCCAATCTACTAACTTCACCGGCATCATCAGCATGCCTACCTTGAACACCACTTTCAGCAGATACAGATTTTCTTTCAATTTCTGTCTTAATCCAGCCTTTTTTCATATTGCTCAAAACGATTTCGAATGCTCTATGACTCAAGTCAAGATTATTTACATAAGGAAGATTTGGATCTGCATCATACTTTAGTAGAGAGGAATATACTTCACCATGGTCGATACTAAATGCACCACTAACATCGTTTTTGGCTCTTTTTATTTCGCCGTCCTCAGTGTTCATATATTTATCGTATCTTTCGCGCAATGATTGCATATCGGAATAAACATCATTATCGTTGTATCTACGCATATATGGTATATATGTTTGCATAGCTGATAAGTAACTATCAATATCTGCGACTGACCTTAGGTGAGCATTATTGCCGTAGAATGTTTCAATCAAAATATTGCGCGACATTGTAGTATTAGAAGTATCGTCGATATAGGCATCAACATCACCTATTTTAATACCGCCAGGGCGCCTAGCATTCTTGTCAGTCTTTTGAGCACGCAGTTTATTTACAAAATCTTCAGAGAAGCCGAGTTTATACAACTGGTCAAAACTAGTTATATTATATCTTGACAACATTCCGCAAATGAGTTTGTAATATTTATTCTTTTTCCATGGAACTTCCTTACCTTCAAAATTACCATTTGCATCCGTTTTAGTAATGCTAACTTCACCAGTTCTAAACATAGTCAATACTGTGTTATTTCTATCTGGAACATATGAAGTATTTTTGCTTTCAATACCATAATTTAATAAGAATTTATCTTGAATCTGGTTAGGAATACCATATGCTACCCACTCGCCATTCTGACGGTACATTCTTACAACGCGCTTAGCATTGAGCAATCTGGTCAAGTCTTCGGTTAAACCTTCAGCATTCGGAATAATTTCACTAGTATCAACATTCATTTGATATTTGCCAAGAATATCTTCAGAGATATTGTTATTTTTTGCAATATCTCTAAAGGCTTGTAATGGTTTGCCATCAAAACCAAAGCCATATACTTTGCCATCATTAGTAATATAAACTGTATCAACAGCTTTGTTGTTTGCATCAAACTGGTCTTGTAAAATAGCTTTGTTTGTTTGAGCAGATATAGATACCAATGAATTAAATAATCTATCAAATGTTGAAAATTGGCTTATTCCTGTTTGAGTAGTTGCAACCGCTTGTGTGTTGATTGGTGACGTATTTTTGTATGCCATTGCAGCTTTGTAATTACTAAATGTTCTAGAACCTACCATATATTTAACACTTGCAGCAGTACTTTCGATATTTTTTATCAAGTTTCGAATTTCGCCATTCACTGCAACCTGCCCTAATTGAATAACCGCGGTAGAGGACTTAGCATCATATCTTACGATACCACTCATTTTTGAACCGAATTCATTATAAGCAGCAGTTTCAATATCCATGCTCATAGGTTTATAACCTGTTATCAGTGCAGCATCATAGTTTTCATTTACGCCAAAAGGTTTTAAAAATGAATGCTTAATTTCGCTATCGGTATAGCTTTGCTCACCAAATTGACGTGTAATATAGTTATATCTGTATTTAGTATACTGTTCAACAATTTTACTGAACTGGTTATTTGTCATTGACTTTATTGCAGCTTTCAAAATAGAATTATTAACATTACGTACCCAGAAATCTCTATCCTGAAGTTTTGAATCTTCAATGTATTCGTCACCAAATAATGATTTCATTTCTTCGAGACTCAATATAACATCACCATCAGAAGAAACTCTTAGCTTGGGCCTGCCATCGATAGCTTTTCTAATAGCCTGTTCACGCGTTGCTGTCTGATTCTGTAAAGCCATCAGTTCAATTTTCAATGTAGCTGGCGAGTACCGGCTAGTTGTAATAACTTTATTATTAAAGCGCTTTAATAAACCTAATTCACTGCGTGTTTCAGTTACAGTTACAGCTTTAGTTCTATCATACCCAAATGTCTCTGTATATAAGTTATTCTGCGATTCAAATGCTTTTCCAGCAGTGGTTACATACGGCTTTACAAACTCGCCGCGAGAATTTTCTTCAACACTATCTACATTAGCAACATTAGCATTTGATTCATTTGCAAAAATGTATAAATAAAAACTGTTTATAAATTTAGCTCGTTCGTCTGAACTACTTAATATTTCACCAGCTTTCTTTGCTGCACTTTGTTTGTCACTAATTTTCTGGTATCTAGTTGCCAAGATATATTCTGCAATATCATTTTTAAAACTCTCTAATGCTTGCGGTGAATTAGCACGTCTTACTCTTTTCAGTTCATCAGTAAATAATTTATTTGATATTTCATCACTCAATGATTGGTCAAAACCAGTCATATTACCTATGGCATGAATCATTTCATGCTGTAACGTATTTTGTATACGCATATCAGATTCGCAGGCATCAATATCTATCATAATGTAACCACCGATGCCGTTTACCGGTGTAGCGTAACTGGCCGTCCAGCCATAGCTATTCAATCCGCGTACAAAGTATATATTGTAATCTGCAAATGTAGGACCGAGTAACGATCTAGCTTGTTGAGATAAAAAATTACTTAACTTATATCTAGATTGTTCACCATCTGATACATTCTCTGCAATGTTTCCTTTTGTCATAGTCTGAACGGCATCAGCACTAAACATTGTCTGCACACTTTCAGTATGTACAACGACATTATTCGGCGCAATCTGAAAACTAAAGTTGTCTGACAAGAAATAGTTTAAAGAAGATAAGAAATCAGATTTGGCTTTTGTAGGCGCTTGTGTCCTCGGATCGAGACGATAAGCGTCATATGCTGTTAACGCATTTGCTAATGCTTTACCGCCATCGGTAAAGTTCTTAGTATTCTGTATAGCAATTGCAAATTCTTGAACACTAAAACCATTTTCAAAATCGTAATTGAAATTAAGCGATTCGGTGAAGAATTTCGCAGCAACTGCAACATCAGCGGTAGTTTGTGATATATCTGCAACAAAAGCAAATTTATGACCATTTCGTGTTTTTATTGCATCATCATTTGTTAATCTGGTAAGCAGTGAGCCAGTACCAGTTAAATCACCAAGTCGAGATTGTACCGCTTCAATTGAACTATCGGGTGCTGAATCAATGATTGCACGATTGAGAGTTTTATAGGCTTGTGCAATGATGTTCTTAGTTGCAATACTAGTAGTTTGATTTTGGTATTGCTTAAAGTAATTCATTAGTTCATTCATTGATTCTTTAGATGTCCATTCCAATTGTGAAATCAATGAATTGTTTTCAGAGAATATCATAATATAAGCAAGCTGCTGTCTCTGCATTGTTTGTGAAATATTCTCGAATCCAAGATTATTTCTAGCAATTTGCTTATCGATTATACTCAATATATTTTTATCAGCATTCTTAGTAATGTCATAAGCCATGTACTGAGATATACCCATATTAAGTATTTCAGCATTAGTATGACTTTCGAATAATTTTTGATGTACATATAAATTGCCATCTATCACGAAGACTGATGGAATATTTGCTTTGGTTGTTACAAAAGTATAAACATTACCTTGAGTATTCGTTGCAGCATTGAACATACCTTTCATTACTTTTGCATTATCGGTTTTTGTAGCAATGATAGTACTGTTAAATGCTTTCGACGCAGCGCTGCTGGCATATTTACCGTTAGCACTAACATCGGGCTTAGAATGTGATACTTCTATCAAGCGATTGCCGGTTGCTTCAAGTTCGTCATAGAACCATTTTATACCGTTGATTACTGCGTCTTGTCCAAATTGCTGCTGCAATCTCATGAGGTATATAGAATATGCATTCTTATAATTTTCAGTAGCAGTTTCAATCGCAGCATCAATATCTTGCGTGGATTGTTCGTCAACAGTTGCAGCAAGTCCTTCAACATCGGCGTTTACATCGGCATCAGTTGCAGTAATATCTACAGCATCAGATTCAAGCAATCCATAAGTAATAGCTCTCTCAATTTCAGAAGTTCTAGATTGGTAATCTACAGGATTTTCAACTTTAGCTTTTTGTTCTTCAGAAAGATTATTATATTCTTGAACTTTCTGTGTATCTATTCTTTTAACTTGTTCAGAAACATTTGCAACCGATTTAGTAGTTTTAATATTATCGTCTACTGCTTCAGCTATAGTTTTACCGCTATAAGTTGTAGTTACAGTCTTGCCATTGCGCGTGCTGGTTAATTTTAATTCGGATGTAAATTCTTTTAATTGTTTTCTAAACGTATCACCTTGAGCTTTTTCAGTATAATATCTGGCCAAAGTCATAAGTTGTTTATCCGAAAACTTATCGCCATATTTTTCCTTTATACTTTTCAATAAACTTTCTCTGCCTTCAGCTAATGCTTGCAAATCAGAATCACTCATGGACGCAAGAGCTTCAAACGCTGCAGCAATATCGCCATCTGCACCAACTATATCCTTGAATTTTTTAAGTGTTTGTCTATCGCTTTCACTTAATTTAGATAAATTGACATCATCCAATGATGCAAAGGTCAATGTCATATTGTCATCACCAGTGGCTAGTGATTGTAGTAATGCTACTTCATTCAAATTTAATGGTATATCAATGCCATTTCGAGTAGCATATACTTTAATATTGTGCACTTTTATTTTAGAAACTGCAGTTTCACTGAGTGACATAAATGCACCCATTACACCACCAGTTAAACCGGCATAACCAATATTGTCAATACTAAGATTCGAATAATCGCCAGTAAATATACCATAGAATATACCTTGGCCAGTTTCCGAAACTACTTCTTCCAAACCTTCACCAATAAAGTTGTGAATTAGCTTTGTAAACAAATTCATTGAACCGAAGTTTTCAAATGTTTCAGAAATACCTTTTGAACCGAAGAAATCATGGCCGGACATATTTTCGGTTGCATATTCAATTGCTGTTGAAATTATAGTGTAACCGGTAGCACTGTATATTGATAAATCAGGATTCTGCTGTATATAGTCTTCAGCAGTGCGGCCAGACATTGATGTATAATAAATGGCCGTGCCTAAACCAGGAACTACCATATTCAATGCAAGAGGCGCCATATCAACAATGCTACTACCAACATTGTATGCAATTTTCCAGCCATTCCAGTTACTTGTATACGGCGAAGTTGTATAAGCATTTGGTAGCGCATCATATAACAGTGTATCTAATGGTATAATATCATCTGCTACAAAATTTTTAACACTTTCGGCAAAATCGCTAGAAAATATACCCACAACATCACCGATAACGGTTGCAACCGCATCGATAATACCTTCAACCACATTTCCTAATTCAGTCACCGGTAAAGCAACAAGCGTCATAATAGACGACCATACTTTTTCAGATTCAGACGCAGCTTCCCATTCTTGGTATCTTTTTCTTTCTGCATTGTTATAATCAAGTGCCGTTAAAAATTCTTGATAGCTTGCACTAACTGATGCTTGAACTTTCGCGCTAGTGTCATCTGCTAATTTTTGCATATAATCCACAGAAGATTTTGCCGTATCTTCCGATAAACCAGTAAATGTTTCACTGGGCATGTCACCAAAGTAACCTTCGTCAAGCATACCTTGATAACCTTTATCATTATAAGTTTCCAAAAACTTACTATAGTCGCCATCAAATTTATTCTTGACTGTCCACTGCACCCACGCATTTTGTGCCGAATTCATTGTTTCGTCAGAACTATAAGCACTGGACACTGCTGAACTTGTATCAACATCGGCTGACATATTTGAAAGGTAATTGAGAATTTGTGCTTTCTCATTACCGGTGGTATACGCATTGCTGTATTGTTCAGGTAATCGTTCTGCTAACGACTTACCATTTGCTGCAAGATTGTATAAATAACTGAGCGACAGTGTTGGATCAGTTATTGAATTATAATCTGAATACTTAAATACCGACGAACCATTTGAAGCTGCCATATTTCTCAGAGTATCATACTGGTTAAATGTGTTTTTATTTGGATTTTTTATAACTAATTTTTGCATTTTCTACCCCAATTTATTCCCACGTTATGCCATAGTTAGAAGCATTTTTATTATTGATAACATTTTTATAAAGAACAGTTTTACCATTTATTTTATAAGCGTTAGTGTCTTCATTATATTTATAAGAAGACATAGTGCCACAATCTATAAAATTACCGTTGCTATATTGCCAAATATGCGCCTTTCCAGTACCGTAATTTACATTGACATATGTGCCGTCTGCAATTTTGCCAGAGTTAGCTGCTTTAATGATTGCCTGTGTATATTTATTCTGATTGCTATCTTCTGAATTACTACCGAAGAAATTACCAAAGTCGCTAGATACCATTTGACCAGCAGGTATTCCGGTCGTCGATACAACATCAGACTTGGCAGTATAAAATACTCCGTTGTAATAAACATAGACGTTATCATCACCGCCAAATGCCCAACTCATCATTACATAATTGCCGTTAGCTATACTTCCATCAATAGCACCTTTCACAATCGCTTGAGTGAATGTTTCACCGAAAGCCGCAGTCATTTTTGCAGTATCGTATATACTAATAGGTTCACCACTTGTATCAATACCAGCCACAACATTCGAAGGTAAATCCGCAAAGTTACTTTCGAATGACCAATCCATATCTACAACAACCTCACCGTCATCGTCATAATCGAATAGACCAGCGTTAGTTGCTCGGAAGCTATAACCATTATCGGCTAACCAGTCCATATAATCTTTACGAATACTTTCTTTTTTATCGCTATCCATTGTATCCCAAGATGTGCCATATTTTTCACGACACGCTTGGTCAGCAATTTTATACGCAGCAGTGTCTGTTATATCGTAGGTATCAGTTAAACCGTTGGCAATACCGAATGGCTGATAGCCATTCAAAATTTGGTCTATTACTGCATAACCAGCATCTGTGAGTTCATAATCACCGGTATCAGTTGTAACCAATAAACCATTATCTGCCAATAACTGGTAAGGGTCTATTGCAACAATTTCGCCCGTATCTTTGTCGGTTTCGTATAACGAATCATTTCCCGATATGGCTGCAGCAATTGTTCTAATTAAGCCGGTCATCATAGAATCTGCCATTTCTTGATACTCAACAATATTCGCATAAGTACCGTCATCGTTCTTTTTACCGAGTACAGATTCAATTGCTGATTCATAGTCTGATGCAATTTGTTCCGAATATTGTGTAGCATATTCGCTAATAGTCTGTGATATTTCGTCACTAGTTTCTTGACGTGCTTGAGATAACTCATTCGCTTGAATAGCTTGCGCGCCAGTACTAAGACCTGCACCCATTTCAGCAGCAATGTTGCCTTGTTTCTGATAATCAATATCGGCTTGTATTTCAAGAGCTTGATTTTGCTCAACTAATTGTTTCTGCAAAGATGTTACAAGTTGATTATAAGATTTGTCAATCTCATATACTGCCTCATACTTTGTTTTCAATAAATTATAAGTACTTTTATCCGTTATGCTAGAGCCGAGTATTGTGCTGTTAATATCAAATACACTAGATGCAGAAGATAAATCTGTTCCGAGAACAGTTGACGAACTATACGTTTTATTTACTGGGGTTATTGTTAGACTTGGCATTTGATTCCTCCTTAAGATAGCTTACTTTTGAAACCATCACCGGTGAATGTTTGAAACTTTTATATTTATCTATGATAGTCATAACCTTCTTAAAATATGCAGTATCTTCATATTGTACTGTCATATACGCGCGGAATACTGTTTGTAATATTGAAGAGATAATTGTTACTGAATACATCAACATTTTCATTAGTGTTGCTTTAGTATCAATATCTGTACGCGATGTAAATGCAATCATTGCAAGTGCGAATGTTATAGCAACAGATAATATAGTGCTTGTAATAAAATATGACCATTTGCGTTTAGTTGCATTATTCCTGTCATCAACAAGTACATTTGATGTATTGCATAGCGTGAGAATATTTATTGCGCTCAATTTATGTAATCGCATCGCTTTACGTTCCATTTTGACGATATACTTGTTCAAATAAAATATAGTTGATTTTTGACGCTTGCCGAATTTTTTTCTAAACCAATTGGCAATTCTGCTATGCAATGGTATTTTAAAATTCTTCTCAGTTAAACTGCCGCAATGATTCGCCAGATATAAATTATAGTTTCTGATATTTTCATTAGCAATAAACTCGTCAAAATTTTGAACATCCGTAACTTCGGTTGCAATCGTATCTGTAACAATAGTCTTATTTTCGAGGTATGTTTTGCTCAATCTAACACTGTTCTCTATACTTGCATACCAAAAACCTTTTGCGCTAATAGATAAAATTGTCATTACTGCAAACTCGGTTAATGTTTGTATACTCAGAGTCCTAAGTGAACCCTGAGTATACAATACCAAGTATATTACTGCGAATGTTAAAAGTGTAGTAATTATACCTAAACAATCAAGTAATACCTTTTTCCATGATTTCATAAATCACCTCATGAAATCCTACGTGACTTTTTGACAGTGCTTTGTATTGCTTCAAGCTTTGCAGAAGTTTCAGCTAATGTAGCTTTCAACTTTTCAATTTCGTCAGCTTTTTCAGTAAGCAATTGCTCAGCTGCATCTTTGCTAGCTTTCAAATTTTCTGTCAGCTTTGTATTATCTTTATAATACAACTGGCTATACAATAACTGTAACTTTGCCTTATTTTCGTCAGATAAGTTAGAACAATTGAAACATTCTAACACAAAATTAGCCAGCTTCATATTGTTCTCATACGCATCATCCAATGTTTCTGCTGTTGATGATGCCATATTCTCAACTTTAGTCAATAAGTCTTGTATTAGAGTTATTGTATCAGAATAGGTACCGAGTTTGTCAGTCATTGTACTCAACAAATCAATCTGTGTAGTAGAACTAATGTCACTATTTTTTTTCGCAGCCTTAAGTTTTATTAGGGCAGTTATAAAAGCGACAATTGTTAGTAATACTGAGCACAGAGTACCGAGTGATAAATAATCAGATAAATTCATACTATTGTATTCTCCTCCTTTTCAATTTTATATTCCGAATTTGTTAGTCTTTTATATTTGATTAACAAATCATACATAGCATAAATATCTTTAACTGAAAATGTTTTCTGTTGAAAGTATTTATCAAGTTGTGTTTTTGTTTCTTGCAATAACGCTACGTGTGCATTTTGTGTTATTTTTTCAACATTATAGTAATTTGGAATATTTGTACGCGTCATGTGATTCCTCCTTCTAACGTACGATACTTAAATGATATACCACTTATTTGTGGTTTGCATAGCATATCGAATTCATATTCTTCTGGGTCATATGGTGTATTTTTGAGTATTAGTTGTAGATATGTGAATGAAGCAATAACTGTAGGAACCATTCTGTTCTTTGCACGCTCAACGGTTAAATCATGTTCTTCGCCAAGGTCTCGCTCAGAATATTTATCGGCATATATTTCAAACTCGTGCCGGAAGCTTAACTCGTTATACTCCATCGTGCCATCCAATAACCGTTTATTATACTCACCAAAAGTAAATGTTGTAGAAAGTAATTGCTTTCGATAATCGACAGAATTAAATAATTGAACAGCACTTTCCCATATCCATTCAATCTGTGATGGTTCAGTACTATCAGATAATCTATCAGCATATATATCATAACTGAGGTTACCAATATTATAGGTATACCAGTCAGTCGTTAAGTTATAAATTACAGTTTCACTGTCATAATCGCATAATAACTCAACATTTGTTTCAGTTTGTACAACGTGATAAACTTCGTTGACCGGCAGTTCCCAATACCACCAATTACTTGTATTTGGATCGTATACCAAGACAGGTGTAGTACCATTCTTTTCAGTACGATTTAAAATGAATAATGCCAAATACCGATATGTAGCTACCTTCACACTATCAGTTTCGTCTAAGCATTCTCGAGCAAGAGCTTCAAGATTCATTGTTAATGGAACTAAACTACGTTCATCGGATTGGATATTTTCTTTCATTTGAATACTGGAAATATCATCTGATGTTACAACTGCAATATAACTTGTTACCGGCAATGTTACAACCGCATTTTCAAAGTCACAGCCTTTAGATTTAGCAGTATTTGTAATTAACCACCGATATACTGTATTATCATCACTGTCTGTTGTAGTGGTGCGGTATATAAGGTATGCGCCAGCATCATGGAATACCCAGAAACTTGTATCCGATAATCGAATTGCTGCAGTTATTGATTCTGACACCGCAAAGTATTTATACGGATCGAAGAATTCTATTGTTAGTTTTTCATTTGCAGCACCTGTACCGAAGATATAATGCTCGGTTATAAACCAATATGTGTTTGCAAGATAGAAACCGGTAATAGGTTTATCCATAATATCTGTCAGTAACGGTATCGTTGTAATATCGCGTTCAGTATATTCACTACGAGCAGCAACTGCACGGCGTTCAAATAAGATTCCAGAAGAATTATAACCTACAATACTTTGGCCGTTGTCAAGTATCATTATGGCTTCTGGCACGAATTCAGTATCGTCATACTTAAATTTATTTGAATACAGAGTAGTGGTATTTGAATTTGTGTTATATACAACAAATGTATCACCTTCAAAATGCTTCATAGTTACTAATTTGCTTGCAATCATTATATAACTGTTTGCATAATTAGTGTCATTATAATCACCAAACGCAGATAAATCTGTCGTGTTATCTGATTCAACTACACCAGTAGAATCAATATTATGTAATGTTCTTACTATATATTTAATACTGTCTTTATTGTTACGGTCATAGCAATAAGCTGCGAAAACGCATCTGCTATAACTCGAATATGTATTGTACCAATCACAAACCACGTCAGATACTTCGGTAGAGCGACCAGTAGTACTAAAATCTGTTTGGTACAATATATTCATAGTCGGTGTATCTTCACTGTAGTTTATCTCTAACGCAGTAATAGCACAGACTTCTTTGAAAATGTCATAACCTCTGGAATAACCCATTGGACCAAATAATATATAAGCTTTATTTTTATCGCAAGCTGCAACTAACGGTATACCATATGCCGAGTCAAATACTAATTTACCATTATCGAGTTTCGTTTTAATTGGCCCACCGTAATCGGTTAGTTCAATGCTACTAATTATAGTATAATCGGCAGATTCTATATCTACTTGTTCAATACTTATTTTTAAATCACGATTGTTATCTCCAGTATAAGCCACAAACTCAATAAAATAATAATCATATAATGGTAAAGTATAATATGATCGAGAATAATACACTGCTTTTTCGAATAATAAACTCGGTACCAAAACATCACCGATTGTTATACTATATATTGCGAGTTTAGCTTTCCATGCCATAAATATTTCAATATAGTTATTAGACATATCTTCTGTAACTGTATAGTTGAAATACGGCAGTGGTGAATCTATATCACTATCTGTTGCCTCTCTTGCTGTTAAAGTAATTGTTGCATCTTTAACTGTCCATTTTCTATTAGTATATGTGTATAAGTATATTTTGACATCTAAGCTATCATTTTCATTTTTGAAATCACTGTAATCTATTATTAGAATATTTGTATCATCTAAATACCGAAGTTCAAAACCTGTATTATAACCAATACTATCGCTGATGCCATTGTTGTATGCTAATTCTGAATTCAATAAAGCATTGATAACAGTATAATCATCTGCTGTACGCGGCGAATCTTTAAGATAATATTTTTCACCTTGATACTTATTTAATATATTATATGCGGAAATATCAGGTTCATCAGGATTAACTGTCTGGATTTCACCTTCAACTTGCGTAAAGCTACTATTTTCAAATTTTAAGAATCTCAAATAACCTTCAGAATTAGACACCAAAAAATATATTGAATTGCTAGCAATGCTTGCTTCTGTAGCAAAGTATTCTTGAGGAACAACGTTTGAATTAGCTAGAATATCAGTAGATGTAATAAAATCATTATTTTGATAGCAAACCAAAGCGGTGTCAGTTTTTACAAATAAATAATCTTCAAATATATAATACCATTTACAAGGTATTGACTTTCTATTAAATAATAAAGAAGGACGAACCGTTAAGTTTCCCAGTTCGTCCTTATATACATTCTTACAGCTATATGTAGAATTTTGTTCAGCGACGATCGGGTTGTCATATACTCTTAAACCTTCAATATTATTTAGGTTTACAAAACCTAAAGCTTCAAGGTCATCATAGTATGTTGGCAATTTGTGTGTAATAGGTTCTCGTTTAAATATCGCCATTAGTACCACCCTCGCACTGAATGATATTGCCGTTGACGTTCATTTCTATGTGTATCAACTGCTGCTAATAAAGTTTCAAATTGATTGAGTTCTGTTATCGAACGTACTTTATCGTCCAATGTTAAAATCTGACTGACAACATAATGCGGTGCAATGCTGCCCACTATATCTGGAATATCATAAATCGCATTTTCCTGCGAATTATCAGTTGGCCAGAGTTCTTTTGTATAGTTATCTTGATTTTCCTCAATATCACTACCAGTATTAAATTTGTAAATTTCAAAATTGTTGCCATCATCTACTATTCTTGGATATAAAGCATTGTAGAAGAATGTGTATTCGCATGTACCAGAATCAAGCGGTTGTCTAAGTATAGAACCACCGGGATTAACTTCATCACCAGACACAATAATACCATGCGAACCGATAAAATTTGTTATGATAAAATTTTTACCATTCAAATAAGCATCTTGCTCGTCTGCAAATGAAATAAAATCTGGAGGCATTTCTACTCTAGCTGGAAGTTTGTCGCGCGTTAGCTTGACTGTATATTCTCTTAAATTCGGCAAAACGCTGTGAGCTATTCTAAACATAGCTTCATTCAAAGCTCGGGGAATTGCGTTAGCATAGCCCACACGTTTTGCTTCCTTTTCAGGAATAGCCAAGATGTCATATACTCGTCTCACAACGTCGTTATAAGTCATCTTGTATTACCTCCATTAAGCTTTTGCAGGAATCGTAGGATTGATATATTCCTGGAAATCAGTTAAATCAATGAATGTCGCATTGCTTGCTGTAATTGTTTGAGCAGAAGACGATGCAGTGTATTTGGTACCTTTGACACCAGAGAACGCTTCACCAGATAAGTCTGCAAGTGAACCCATTGCGCAATAACATACAGCATAAGGGTCACAAGTATCAGTTTTGAATCTTGCACGGCCATACCAAACCATTGTATCATTGCCATCTTGTAAATATGATTTAACTGTTAAAGGAATTCTATCCCAAAGAGTAAAACCAAGTTCAGACGAGTTACGCTGAGGGTCAACTACTAAGAAACCAAGTTCTTTTGAGCCAAATCCGGGTAAGCCATTCAAATAAGGCCATTCAACCATTTCATACTGGTCGCCAGTAAGAGGACCTTCGAAAGGACCTTCAGTTAATGATGCACCAAGAGCTGCACGGATTGCTTTATTGAACATAGAATTAGAAGGAACAATAATGCGGCTATAATTCAAAGGAACTAAGCGGCCGTCGTAATCTCTATGTAATCTACCGTGTTCTCTAATCTTATCAAGTGTGAAACGAATCTGGTCGTATACAGCCATAGCTGCAGCAGTGTCACCACGTGCAGGATTTACCTTAACGAGATTGATACCTTTATCGTCAAACTTAGTACCACCACCACCAGTTACAAGGAATTTGTTACTCTGAGGTGCAGTAGCATACGTACCAGCAGGAACAGTATTGCCAGGATATTCAGTATCAGACGAACCTGCATTAGTCCAAGGTTCATAGCCGTTCATTTCAATAAAGTCGTCTTTATCAGGAACTTTGACAGATGTATAATGATACCTGTGGAAGTACTTCTGCTTAGCACCATCAAGTTCACCATCAATTGAATCAATGGAATCAAGCTTGAATTTTTTACCGCCGTATGTATGAACACCCGCAAGTGCACCAGATACGGTGGATGCACAATACTGTTCACGTGTTCTAGCATAATTAGTACCAAATTCTCTTACCTTAGAATTGATTTCTAAGTCTTTGTTATCTTCGAGAGCTTCTTTAGAGATTGCAAATGAATCCTTCCAAGTCTGTGCTGTAAAGGTCTTACCATAAGAATCTTCCCAATCATGCAACTTTGCTATTTCCATGTCTTCGGAAGGACGGAATCCACCATGAGCAACCGATGTGTGATAGCTTTGAGAATAGCCACTTAACGATTGATGAATAAACAACTTATCAATCTTGCTGCCTCTTTCAAACTCTTCAACTTGATTTTCGAGAAGCATAGGAATGCTAAGCCCTAATACATTGAATTCTGAGCTAGCAATAGCTTCACTAATATTAAATATAATAGCCATTATTTAGCACCTTCCTTTCTAAGATTGTAGAACTGAGTTGCCCAATCTTGCTGAGGTCTACGCTCAATCAAGTTGTTAATATCAGCCATGGTAGTAAGTGGAATACCTACAAACTGATAGTCAGAGTCATCTGCTGGAACAGGTACTTCAGCCAATAAATAGTACTGATGGTCAGTTGCTAATTCATTAGGCTTTTCAGCAAGTACAGTACCAGCATTGTTTGCACAGTCGATGATGCAACCTACATCTAAGTAGCTAAGTCCCATTACCGTAGTATAACCACGCGCTGATGTAACATTAGCGGCATTAGTCACAGTAGGTTTAGCGTTTAAAACGACGCGTTCAGTTACAGGATAACTGAATTTTCTAAAACCATAAATCTTTGCCATAAATTAAATTTACCTCTTATATTCTGGATGTTTCTGGAGGAATTTTTTAATGTCATCCTCCGAGGCATTTGGCATATACTTACGTACATTAGCAACATCAGTTTGCGATACTGGGATAACCGCTTCAGCTTTAGCAGTATTTCCAGGTAAAGGGTTCAGATGTGTCAATGAATTAGCTTGTTGCTTTTGTGCGACAGCAACAGGGTCGGATTGTTTGCTTAATTCGTCATAATGCACAGCAATGTATGCCTTGTCTACCGCAACACCTTTAGCAATCAAAGCTTTAGTCTCGTCGTCTAGCGCATCGATGGAAGTAAGCTGTAAATTATATTTTGTATTTAAAACAGCTAATTGTGATTCCTCTCTCATTTTCTCCGCTTCAGCAAGTACTTGTTTCGCTTTAACCACATCGGGATGCGAATTTACAATGTTCTCAATTATGGGTTTTCCCGCAGTAGGATCGATGCCGGCATCTACGAGTTTCTTATCTAACCCAGAATTCATTGCATCTTCCCAAGATGAAAAACCTAATGCTGCTGCCAGTTCAGTTCTATCCTTTTCGCGTGTCTCGGCTAGTCTTTTAGCAAAAGCTTTGGTAACATTGTTGTCTTGTTTGTTCCCTTCTGCACTCGGCGATTGTGCAGTTTCAACGCCTAATTCCATTTATGTTCTCCTTATTTTTGGGCGATGGTAAGTTCGGATTCTTATTTGCAGCCCCTTTTATAAAATATAATGCGAAAAAATAAAGCGATAACGCTTATTTTTAACAAACAATATACATATAATATTTTAATGTTTTACCTTCACTGGCATTAACGTCGTTATCACCGAGCCAGTCTTTAGCAAGATTTGCATATGTGGTTGTGTCAAATCTAGAACTATAGTAATCTGAATACATCATATTCATTACAGCATAGAAGTCGTTTTTATCATAGCCATTGCTATTATATGCAGATGTCTGTTCACAACTCCAATGTTCGCCAGTCGTACCGTCTTTGTTCTTCATATGACTAACCCACTCATGTGCTAGTTCTTTTGATAAATGTTCGCCGTACGTCATGGTATGTAACCTGTACTTATAATGTAAATATTCTTTGTAATCATTTTCTTTCAAATCGCACAAAAGGTCATCTAGCATTTCGCTTAATTCTTCCATATGTTCATGCTCACCTTTTTCAATGATTTCTTCAATGTAACGTTTAGTTTTCATAATATTCCTCACTGAGCTTTTAATATACTATATAGTTTGTCAATATCAGTAACATCGACAAAGTAGTTGATGGGTTTTATAAATATTTTACCAGATTTCTCAATAGCGTGTACCGCTTGGTCGCGTACAGTTTCTAATATCACATTACCAGCATCGTCAAAGCAATTTGCCCATACTTGGCTCTCTTGCATTATTCGATAATACTTTGCAACTGTTGTTGGTAAGGATGGCACTGTGAAATATAACATGAACTTGGTCAAGCCTTGAGCTTTTGGTGCCAGTTCAATATCAATATATTGTGCTAAAGCATTTTGGATTTGTTCAAGTGTTACAGTCATAATAAGCCTCATTTATAGTATGCCCGAAGTACGAATACAACGGGCATACATAATCTGTTTAAATATCACTGGTACGTTCAATAATTAAATTGCTCGTACCGCCAGTAATAGCTACACCGGCATTTACTAACTGAATAAGTCCAGGTAAATTGCGTACATTTGCACAGCAATTCTCTAGAATTCGTATTGTAAATGGAATAACTATTTGTACTGTAGAGCCAGATGTTGCAGTAACACTAGCGCTATAAACCGTAGTACCGTTGAGTTGCAAATTAACTGTAACATTGCCAGCTGCACCTGCCACAACCGACGACACATACATTACCTTATAAAAACCCGGTTCATTTATATAAACAGAGTTATTTACATTTGTGGTAATGTTAAATGTAGGTACGCAAGAGCTTGCTTGAACAATTTGTCTTGTCATAACACCTACTGGTAAAAGCGTCGCAGTTGAAATAGGTCCTATGGACGAGTTAGTTAATTGCAGAAGTCTGTATTCACTGTCAGCCATAGTACCACCTCCTTAGGTAGCACTCGTTGAGCAACCGCAAGATGATGCTGGAGTAAAGCTACATACAACCGACGAAGGAATAGCTGTCTTGGTAATACCATTTACAACAGCTTGCAAGTTAGCTAGCTGATTCGACATCGTGCTCATACCAGCAGTAACTGTGGTGTTAATAGCAACTTGGTCCTGCTTAAACTGATTTATACATTCGTACAATTCATTGAATTTTGTATCAATATACTTATACAGCGTTAAACCAGCCTCGTCAGTATACGACTTAGATTCATACCTAGCAATAATCGCATCCTTTTCTGCAAGAGCATTTAAGAACGACATATCTATCGCACTTGTACAATTACGAGAAGTACCTTCGCTAATATAATTCTTAGCAGTACTACCCAACAACCCGGCGCTGTTTAAAACGCCTAAACTTAAACCGGCAATACCTGTGCCTAAACCAGCACCAGCTACGCCTTTCGAAGCGAATTCACCCATAGCAAATTCTCCTTTTAAAAATTTATTCTAATAATGTTACTCGGTACTTTCAACTAATGGCCACTTGTTTAATTATACTTAATAACATCAATTAGTCGAATGAATCACTCCCAACTCTCTTATCTTATATATTAAAACTCCTGCAAAATAATTATTACATAGTTTTATATAAATTCATTTTATTCACCATAAACTTCAGTGTGAGCTTTTGTTTTACAATATTCTACATAAGTATTGTAAGTTTCAAATTCATATCCAGTATCTAATCCGGCTAACTTTTCTCTAAGAATTTTATTCTCATCGCTGGCAGAATACTTTTCGCGAATGTATTTAAGAACTCTTGCACGATATTTTGACTTTAGTTGTTCATCTGTTTCAACAGGTTTAACATATGTTACAAGCGTTGCCTTTTTTCTTTTAATACCATTTTTAGTATATTCTTCATACTTCCAACATTTACTATGAGCGTTTAATGCTTTCAACTCATCAATAGTAATTGTTATAGCATCGACATTACTTGTATTAAGTTGTGCTGGAAGAAATGAAAAATTGCCTTGAGGCACAATTGTTAATTTATCAGTTATAGTCATAGTAGAAACATTAAATTTATTCATCACTTTCTCCAAAATAATCAAATGATTTTTCTACAATTGTACTTACATT